TGTCACAGTCCTGTCACAATCGAGTCCGTCGTCGCTGGTCAAATCTGGACATGTCACACTCTCCGCTCGGGTGTTTTGGCAGGTCAAGGAGGGTATAGGCGTGGAGCGTCTTGTGTGGGTGGATTGCTAGAAGCAAGATCCACATCCCTCTGACCTCGTTCGACACGGCGACGGAGCGCGTATGCTGTAGTTCCTGTCACAGTTGAGCTGGAGGGACATGGGCAAGAGGGCGAGGAATGGGGCCGGAAGCATCCGGCCGAGGACGCTCGCCAACGGCGAGATCGTCTACGACGCCGCCGTCAGCATCAAGGACCCGTTCACGAAGAAGTCCGAACGGCTCTGGAAGCGCGGTCTCAAAGACCACAAAGCCGCTGTCGAGTGGATCAAGGCACAGCAGGCCGCCAAGAAGCGGCCGACCAAGAGTATGACCCTCAACAAGTTGGCGGAGATGTTCTGGGCCGCTGAGACGGTCAAGAGCACGACCAGCTCCCACTGGAAGACCTGGTACAAGAGGGACATCGAGCCCTACCTCGGGGGGATGGCCCTGGATGAGATCCTCCCCCTACACGTAGACCAGTGGGTACTGAAGATCCGGGCCATCAAGTACAAGGGCGAGCCTCGCGTCCCGACGACGCTTGTCAACAGGGTGACTGTCCTCTCCGCCATCATGGATTACGGCGTGGTGAACCACCTCCTGGACGCGGATTGGACCAAGGTCTCTGGTGGCGTCCGGAAGCTTCGCGAAGAGGCCCTCCACTACGACGCAGATCGGAAGACCACCCCCAAGGAGCGATGGACCGTCGAGCAGTTCCTCGACTTCCTGAAGATGGAAACAGAGCCCTCCTTCAGGGCTCTGTGGTGCTTCATGGCTGCCACTGGCGTTCGCCGGGGAACGGCCTTGGGCCTCAAATGGTCCGACATCGACTTTGAGAAGCACCGTATCGTTGCTTCCACCAACCGGACCATTACCCCTGAAGGGGTCGTAGAGGTCAGCCAGAAGGGCGGCCGGCGGATCGTCCTGCACATGGACGACCTGCTGGAGGAAATCCTCCTCGGTCAGAAGGAGCGGCAAGAGAAGGCCAAGGCCGAGGGGCCTTGGGAGGAAACCGGTGTGGTCTTCGACCGCCCGATCCTGAAGAAGTCAGTGAAGGGACGGGTATTCCTGCCCGGTATCCCGATGGACCCCGGTAACGTCACGGAGCGGTTCAGACGCCTCGGCCGGTACGCAGAGCTTCCCCCGGCGTCTCCCCACGACCTACGGCACATGTGGGCGACCATCGCGAGTGATCTGGGAGCCTCTCGGGACACGGTTGGGGATGCCCTCGGACAGCGCTCCCGGGCCGTGGTCGAGATATACGACCACAGCGAGGAAGAGAAGAAGGCCATCGCCGCCGAGATGGCGAAGCTTCTTCTGGGCAGCCGAAGCTAGACACAAAAAAAGGGCCCCACCGGAAACCGGTGGGGCCAATTGCTTTACAGGAGGGCTAGCGGACTTCCCTTACGGAAAGCCTCAAGCCACTTGTCCACTTCACTCTTACGGAACAGACGCTTACCCCCGACCTTGAAGTTGGGGATGGAGTGGATTCTCTCGTAAACCCAGGATCGGGACATGTGAAGGTAATCTGCTGTCTCCTGGAGGGTCATCAGCGGATCACATGTCATCGGGCGGATTCTCCAGACACTCATCACAGACGTACATGTCCGAGTCCTCGTCGAACTTCAGTTCGCCCACATCAACAATGTCCCCGCAGGCATCACAGATCTCAACGCCTTCGTCATCACTGTCGGAGTAGAGGTGGGCTTCGTCGTGGTCGTTCACAAAGCCTCCTACGCGTACCAGAAAGTAACTCGGTCACAAAGGTCGTCGTAAGCCTTTTGAACCTCAGCAGGCGCGAACTGATACAGGACGTAATCGGCCTCGCCATGGGCCAACTCGGGGTCGGCCTCGCCTGTGCCGTTGTCAATCTCAAAGAGCGCCTGAACGGCTTCCTCAACGGTCATCAGTCCGTCAGCCTCCGCATGAACTCTTCCATGTCGCCGTAATACCAGTCGGACTCCCTGTCGCCGTACTTGTCCTCGTAGTCGACGTAAACGACGTCGTACTTCTCGTAGCAGGTCTCGCAATAACCCGTCTCTCGGGTCTCCTGCCGGACATCGAGAATCTTTACCGCGTCCGAATCCCAGTTCTCCCGGACGTACTTCAGAACGGCTCCGTAGAAGCCGTAGTTCTCCTCGGTGTTGGCGGGGACAATGCCGAGGTCCTGAAGGGCCTTCACAAGCTCGTCTCGCTTCACATACACGGAGGCGACGCCGCCCCACGGGTCGAGGTCGAACGCAACATCATCGTCGCCGTCCGGCACGAAGATCTCCAGCCTGTCAAACTTCACGCTTGCCATTGCTTCTCTCCTAGGTTCACAACGGTTAGCCCCATCTCACGGGCGTACTTCATGCAGCCGCGAGTTCCCCGGCTCTCGCCGAGAGGAAAGCCAAGGACGTAGTCAGCGTCCAAATGGGCATTCACCATTTCCTTGTTACGGATCATCCCCGCTGGCTTTCCGTACTTGCTCCATTCGGCCGGATGACGCTCTATCCAGTCGTCTCCGAGATGGAAGAGACCCCACTCGTCAGCGATTCGATCGGCACCTTTGGTGCCGTCCTCACGTGGAGGACAATCCCCGTGGACGAGGGTCACGGGGCCCACGTAGTGGCCAATGAAGACGTCGAGCGCCTTCCAGATGAAGACTTCGTCTTTCCAGTACCGAGAGCCTGTGACGATGAGTTTCATTGGGCACACTCCGGATAACGCATGTTGTTCTTGCACTTGTAGTAGGCAGCCGGGTTAACCGACGTCCAGCCCCGGTCTTCACCCCACTTCAGATGCAGCTCCCAAGAGGCAGCCGTGGTAATCGGGGTCATCGTGCAGATTGCCGGATTACCGACGCACGTGTTGACGAAGACAGTCGTCTCCGGCGAGTGGCGATGGTCGGTCACAACTCCTTCATCTGGTCCGCTAGAACAGGCCGCGAGGAGGAGGCCGGCCAACAGCAGGCCGGACAGACCTACAGGCTTCATCAGCCCCCCAAAGCCGTGATGTTCTCGATAATCGTCAGAGTGACGTCCTTGACATCAATCCCGTTGTCCTTCCTCCAGGAATAGTCCATAAAGCCACGAGACGATCGGCCCGTAGGCCGAAGCTTGATTCGGGTCTCCAGAGCAGAGACCTCTTTATCCACGCGGTTTCCGTCGTCGTCCCAACCGTCGAAAACGGTTTTCATCGGCTCCGGACCTTCACCGGTCCATCGCTTCCACTTGTAGTCGTCGTAGTGGACTTGCCAGATGTCTAGGACCCTGGCCTCTCGGACCTCACAAGAACGTCCGGACATTCGGGGGTAGAGAACTAGGTCTCCCACCCCATACTCGTTTCCGCGCCAGTCAGTGAGCTTCACTTAACGACCTCCCAATCGGACGCCTTCTCGACGTGGCCCGTCACCGACTTGAAACCCCTCTGGGGCCAATGGACGGCGTTCCCGTCCTGCTTCTTCTGGCGATTCACCATCGCCTTGGCAGGCGCAGCAGTCGCGTACGGGCCGTAATAGGTCGTGTAGACAGCCTTCGTACGGTCCTCGTAGGTGTAGGTACTGACCACAACAGCGCGGTAGGCCGCGCTCTCTCCGTCCGAGATGTATCGAGCCATTAGAGCCTGCTCCCTAGAAAGATCGGTTCCTCGAAGACATTCGTCTTGGCCTGCATGTGCCGGACGACCGTCAGGACCTCGTAGAACTTCGGGGCCTTATCCGCATCCGGAGCGACAAAGATCCGGCCGACCCGGAGGCCGGCGAGTGCTCGGGTGTCCTGGAAAGAAGAAAGTTCCTTCGCTGTAGCTAGCTCCGGATATGCGGCCTCGTAGTGCGCTCGCCAGAAGCGAGCTTCGACCAAGGTTCGGCCGATGATTACGGCCGGAGGCTCACCAACGGTCATCGCCGTCTCCTTCCTGTCCGGGCTCGACGTCCGGCCCGTGCTCGTCCTCCCTGTAGTTCTCATAGAACTGGCTGGGTAGTAGCCATTCGTCGGCGTCCGCCGACCACTTCCCGAAGGAGCCCCAGCCGCTCTCGATTGCAGAGAATCCGGGCGCCTCGGCGAGTGCCTCGTCGATGGCCTGGTCTTCGTCCTCTGCTTCGACATAGGCCGTGAGGAAAGTTGTGCGAAGCAGGTTGACCCTGTATCTAGGCATTTCACTCCAATAAAAAGGACCGCCCCCGAAGAGGGGCGGTCCCGATTAGCGTTGGTCAGTAGTCGAGAAGTGCGGATACCTTGTAACAGGCTGCGTCGAACACAAGGAAGGCGGCGCGCAGCTCCGCCCAAGCCTCCCTCAGCTCGGTGTCATCCTCGGGAAGGTCTTCGACCTTGATCCCCCAGGAAAGAGCGCCATCGAAGCCACCTTCCCAATCAACCTTGCTCGCAACTTCGTCGCGGGTCTCGAACAGTGGCTTCCTCATGCCGCCTCCGCCAAAGCCGAGCCGTCAGGCAGGGCCTGGAGCTGAAGCACCGACTTAGGCCGGTCGTCCGGACCGAGGTACTTGTAGACCTGCTGAGAAGCCGTGTGGAACACGATCACGCCCTCGGGGTTCATGTAGCCAGGCACGGCCCGAGAGCCGTTCGTCATGAGGTCGTCGTAGACGTACTTGACCATCCGAGTGTCGAACTCACCCTCGTAGAGGACGGGAACCGTCTCCAGGCCAGGGATCGGATCCTTTGTCGGGTCGTTCACGACATCCGCGTAGCGGCTCACGTTGAACAGAGCGAACCGGCGACCAGAGAGGCCATAGCCTCGCTGGATCTTCTGGCCGTACCACTCTCCGTAGTGGTAGCCCTCACCGAGGGTCTCCGCCAGCTCCGTGGCGTTCTCACGAACCCACCTGGCAAACCCGGAGTTGTCCTCCTTCTGCCAAGAGAGGTCGTCCATCCCTCGCGGTCCCATGGGAAGCATTCGCTTCCGCGACTGAGCACCAACCAGATAGGCATCGGCGGTGTTCTCGATGGGAACCGTCACGAAGTTGTGGCTGGGGGACGCCCACCCCTGCTGGCGGCTGATCACGACACACCCGTTGGTGCCGTCAATCTTCTCAGTCACCACCATCGGCTTCATCAGCCGAGGTGTTTTCGGCCAAGCCTTAAACTCAAGAACAGCCACAAAAGGCTCCAATCAGTCTCACAAGGATCATCCAAAAGACAACAGCGAGTGTGATACCCGCGAGGTTGGCCAGAAGGCCGACAATCCAGTTTCCCTGTGGAGGCTCTGGAGAGTTCCGAGCCTTCATCCGGTTAAGAAGGTCCGCCTTCTCGGCGGCCTGACGTTCTACGTCACGGGCAATGGCCTTGCCATGCCCTTGTCGGTGCTCCTGGTTGTAGAAGTCTCGGTTCTTTACGAAGTACTTACGCTTCGGCATTCACTTCACGACCTCCACCGGGTCTTCAAAGAAGAGGACACCGGCAGCGCCGATGTCCTCCTTTAGCTTCTCCACCTCGGCCTCATCCAGATTCAGGAGGTAGTCGCCAACCTCACTGATCACCAAAAGGTACGGGGACCCTGCGGCGTCCCCAATCCGCTGCTCTGGCAGTGGAACGACTTCGAGCTTCACGCGAACTGCTCCTCGATGCTCTCTCGAACCATGTCCAGGATCTGGGGAACCTCTTCGCCGACGATCCCGCCGCCGAACTGCACACCGATGGCGATGTCCTCCGAACCCTCTTCCGCCGAGAATTCAAGCAGGATGAAGGGCTTGAGCCCCAGAATGGGCTGGATAATCTGAATCTCTTCGTTCACTTGCTCGTACCTCTCTCTTTAGAACAGCGCTTCGCCGAGGAAATATCCGATCCAGTAACCCAAGAGGTTGAGTATCACAGCGAAGGCAACGACAAGACTTATCCTTTTGACCATAACTCCCTAGTGGCAGGCTTCCTGCCAGTCCCTCCCGGGCGGACCACATTCCGCCGGGAACACGATCCTCTGACCGTTAGGCGGGTCCATGACTGCCTGAATCTTGCTCAGCAGGTAATCCCGATACCGCTCCCATCCTTCGCGGGGAACGGAGAAGACAAAGGCGTCGTGGATCTGAGCCTTGATGGACCTCACAGCGGCGTGTGACATCGCCAGTAGCGCGTCGCACATGATTTCCCGCGTACCCGACTGCCCCATAAGGGCAGGCGCCTGGGTAAACTCCCGGCCCTTCTCGATCCGCATGATGCGACCCCAGAGGTTCTGGACGAACCCCTTTTGGTTGGCGTACTTGCGGACCCTGTTTTGCCAAGCCACCACCCGGTAATAGGTGGCGTCCATTCCGTTGACGAAGGTCTTGGCGTCCTCTAGAGGAACGCCGGCCTGGGCACTGAGCGTCTTCGCTCGCCCGCCGTAGGACCAGCCATGGCCAAGGGGCTTGGCCTTGTCCCGGTATCCCGCAGTGACGGGATCCTTCTTGTTGGTGCCGACCTTCTCCTTGCCCCACGCGGCCCAGGCGTTGAGCATGTGGCCGTCCTGTCCGGGCTGGAACCTGACCGCGTATTCCTGGTCGCCGCTGTAGGCCGCGACCACGCGGGCATCGGCGTTGGAGAGGTCAATCTCCAGGAGGACGTGATCCTCTTGGTCCGGAACGAAGTAGCTCTTCTCGACGGCGCCCTCACCCCTGGATGTCCAGATCGTCAGACCGGGCTTAGTGGTGCTCCACCGCCCCGAGAGCTGAAGCATGGTGATCTCGGGGTGAACACGGCCGTCCGGGTACACCGACTCCAGAGCGAGGTCGGACAGGGACCGCTGCCCCATCAGCTCAGCCAGGGCCTTGCCGAGAGCTTCAATCTCGGTTCCCTCGGTCAGCTTGACGAGCGTGTCACCCGACAGACTGAGACCGAACCACTCGGGAACCGCGGACTTCTCCTCCAACTCCCGGAGCTGGCGCTCCTTCGCCTTCAGTGACCGAGGTTTGAGAGTCTCGCCCTCCTCTTCAAGGAACCTGCGAAGCTCCTCCGCTTCGCGAGCCTTCTCCCTGGCCTTCTCTTCTGCCTCACCCTTCTTCTTGTAGCCATCGGTCTTGGGCCAGTCCGGAACCGTCTTCGACGTGATCCCGTGGTCCTTCAGGACGGCCATGATGGCGTCCTTGCCAACACTCGACATCCACGGCTTATCGCCTTCCGTGGGGAAGCCGTACTGCTCGACCAACTCCGCCATCAGTTCGTCCCGACGCTCCTTCAGAGCGTCCGAGCGGGCCTTAGCGGCTTCCTGGTCCACTCGCCAGCCGTTGGACGAGATCGCCGCCTTACGGCTCTCTATTCGCTGTTCTCGGAGCGCGTAGGCGTCGAGTGGTCCCTTCTTGAGGAGGGCTTTTCCAACTGCGCGAGAAGCTTCAACATCGCCAACGAGATACGCTCGATAACGCTCGTCAGTGACCGGAATCTTTCCGTAACCATCCTCAATCCGCTGCCGCTTGGGAAGCGCGGGGTCTCCGAACTCATAGGCCAACTCCTTCAGGTCGTGGGTCTTCCCCTTCACTCCGAGCTGGTAAGCCTGCTCGTCGAGCCCGAACCATCGGAGCATCTCTTCCGGCTTCCGGGCGAAGGTCTTCTTCCCGTGCCGGTTGATGAACTCCTCGGGCGCTGGATTGACCAGCGCAGCGTGAGTCCATGTGTCGTACACACGGCCTTCGTCCGCGAGCTGCATGGGGATGTTGGAATCGATCCCGAAGACGGCTCGAAGGTCGAAGTCGTGGATGTTGTGCCCGATTATCCATCGGGCTCGGAGGATGGCTTCCCGGATCTCTTCCAGATCCGTAGTGATGTGGACTTCGCCATCACCCCAGGCGTAACCGATCAGCCGGACGAACTCTTCGGGCGGCATGGAATAAAGAAGTTCCCGGCTGTGAGTCTCGATGTCGAAGACCAGAGTTCCCTTCATCCCCCTCCCTCCAAGACGGAGGGCACCCTCCCGGAGGAGGGTGCCCTCAATGTGCTAACAATGTGCTATAACTAGCCAAAAAAAGGACTGGGCTCAGGTCACTTGATGAAGGTCGGCTTGCACTGGCCCTCGGTGCCCTTGGGCGTCGGACAGAAGAAGCCCTTCCACGTGCCCTTGGCATTGGTTCCACTGCGGAAGACCATCTCGCCGTGCTGGCACGACTTAGGCTCGACACCAGGCGGAAGCGAGGACTGTGGCGAGCGCTGCGATGGAGCAGCCCCGCCACTCGCGGCGGGCCTGTCGTTACCAGTGACCTTCTTGAACGCCTTCGCCGTCTCGGCCGTGGCGTGGATCAGGCCGCCCTCACCGAACCAGGTTCGCATCTCGGCAACGATCGCCTTGGCGCTCGGCCCTCGGGCGACCAGCCAGGGGGCGTCATAACCCGAACCCGCCTTGACGGTCGCGGAGACCTCAACGGGGGTGGTCTCTTCGGCGGGCTGCTCGGCGGGGCCGTCAGACCACGGGTCGGCCGGCTTGTCGGTCTCAAACGGGTTGTCAGTCAATGTGTCTCCTTAGAGTGCGAGAATCGCAATGAGAATGATGGCTAGGGTGTTGATTAGGGTCAGGGCAACGAGGCCCATGAAGACGCAGCCGATGATGACTTCGCCGGAATGGCGCTTGCCGTTGGAGACTTTCATCAGGCGTTCACAACCTTGTCGATCACGGAAACAATCGCGTTATCGTTGATGGAGTGATAGGCCCGGTTCTCATTGACCCACTTCGTGAAAGCCTCTGCAATTTCCCAACGCTCACCCCACTTGATGTCCTCCGCTGTGTAGTCCTCAAAGGGACTCGGACACGAGCAGCCGGAGTCCGTCAGGTAACCGAGACGGCCAGTTGCCGTCTCGCGCCAGACAACGAACATGTCGAACGACCACGAGCCCGCGATGTCGATGTCAACAACGATCTCTAGACCGGAAGCCTCCGGCTTGTAGTAGATGTTCTTGTCGTAGCTAGGCATCTCTCTCCTTATCGAACCGAGCACGCGCCAGAGGCGCACTCTTCGTCAACACCCTCACCGACTTGTGTCATCTGGTAGAGGGCGAAATCAGCTTCCGAGATCCGCTCATACGGTGCCTGCGGCCTGGACTGGTCGGGAAAGACCGTGGTCCCCTTCAGGTGAGGCCCATAGAGCTTCAGCGCCGCCATGAGCTGCTCCGCCGTGTACTTGCTGGGATCCAGGTTGACGGTGAAGGACACCGCATTATCGGCGTAGCAGTCCTGGACGAGACCCTGAACCCGAAGCATGTCTACTAGGGAAACCTCGTCGGCGGACTGGACAATCGACGGGTCGTAGCCAAGGGCAACGACTTCATCGACCAGGCGATCCCTTGTGGGGATTTCGACAACAACGGTGTTGTCCGCGTAGAGGCAGTCCTCGACGTGGTAACCCTGATCGATGAACTCCTGAACTCGCTCAATCTGGCTAGGGTCCAGGGTTGAGAAACGGATCCTTCGGATGAAGTGCCGAGAGAAGATCGGGTGAATGCCCTCACTCGTCCCCGGAAGCTTCGCAATGGTCCCCGTAGGGGCCACCGTGGTCACCTTGATCGGTTCCGGGATGCGGAGTTGGAAGGCGTAGTCCCTCGCCTCCTGGCGAACCGCCCTGTTCAACTCGAAGAGAATTATCCGAGCTTCCCAGCTACTCGGGATGTCCGAGTACTTGATCCCCATCTTGGCGAAAGCAGCCTGGAAACCGAAAAGACCGACTCCAATACGTCGGTCCCGATCCATGACCTCGCGGGCTCGCTCATCGAGGATGTCTCCGAAGGTGGCCCGGATCAGGAATCGAGTCATCAGCTTCGCGGCCTGAACCGCTTCGCCAAGGGCAAACGCCTGCCCAGGCTCCTTCGGAGCGAAGGCTTCCAGATTCACATGCCCGAGGACGCAGGCTCCCCACTCAGGAAGTGGGATCTCACCACAGGGGTTCGTGCTGGAGACCTCGTGGACTTCGCCCACGTTGCTGTAGGACTTGTTCCAGATGCCCGGCTCGCCGTTCCTCAGCATTCCTTCAGCTACGGCCTTTAGGACGCTCTTGGCACGCTCCTGCCAATGAACCTGATCCGCAACGTACCCGGACCACGGCTCATCCTCAGGTTCCTGATTCAGGTGGTAGAAGAACTCTTCATCGACCTGAACACTGATGTTGGTGGACCAGTGGGAATCGGTATCCTCCTTCAGCTTGATGAAGTCAAAGATGTACGGGTCATCCCACGGCATGATGGACATCCGCGCGGAGCGCCGATTGCCCCCAGCGACCACACATTGAGCGATGGCGTGGTCGATCTCCATTGCGGAGATCGGATCGAGAGATAGGCCGATAAAAGCCGAATTTCCCTCGACGGTAATGCTGTTGCCGAGGAACAGATCCTCCAGGACATCCCCAACGTCCCTCAGCATCGTGGCGAGCGGCATGGGACCGCTCGCATGGCCACCAAAGGTCTTCAGCCTGGCCCCAGCCGGCCTCACCCGAGAGACGTCGTAGACCCGCACCGGAGAGGTGTTGTCGTTCCACGCGGCCTCTAGGAGGTCTACGAGGGCTTCAGCCCATCCCTCTCGGGAGTCTTCCACCTCGAAGTAGGCACCCTGATAGTCCGACGAGTAGACGGATGAAAGAAGCCCCGCGTCCCGCATGGCCTCGTAGTCCTGGTGCTCCTTGTCGCACACCACGTGGACTTCAACGGCCTGCTTCACAGGCCCGTACGTCCGGGTCTTCTCCGTCGAGTAGGTAGCCCCGACTCCCCCACCTTCCATGAGGCGCATGAAGGTGAAGTAGAAGTGCGAGGAGACCGTGTCAGCCCAACCCGAGTGCCAGCAGTTGAAGAGGAACTGTCGGCCCTGGACGCCGGAAGCCCACAGGTGACGACCAGCAGGAAGAATCGCGAAGCTGTGCATCAGCTCCCGAAGCTGCGGAATCTCGTCGTCCTCGACGGAGCCGTGGACGAGCGAAGCGTTTCCGACCGCTACCCGCTTAACGGTCTCAAACCAGGTCTCCTTGGTGCCGTCAGGCTTGGTCCTGCTATAGGTGCGCTCGTAGATGTCCTTGCCGTTAGGTCCAAAGTTCGGCTCTATCAAGCCGCCTCCTTTTGTGTGTACTTCGACCAGTCGAACCATGTTCCGGGTGGGTCCTGGAAATCCCGTGCAACCGCAGTAGCTGACCGGATGTCGTGATACTCGTCCAGCGCATCGGACCGGTAGGACGAGTCCTGTTCCATCTCGTAGGAGATTCGCCTCTGCGCCTCGCCATTCGACATCGACCTTCGGCCCTCGAAGTCGCCTTCGAAGCCGTTGATCTTCCGATTCAGGGCGCGGACGAGTGAATCGATGGCGCGAGAGATCAGCTTCCGCTCCACCGAGGTATCGCCCTTGTAGAACCGGCACTCCAGGGCGTTCCGGTGGGCGGGCGAGATCGCCTTCATGGCGACCTTGATGTCGATCAGAGCGACACCGATTGACTGTCCGTCGATCTCGGCACTCAGCCAGTCGTCCTCACCGGTCGGGACATCCCACGCGGCCGGGTCGTAGTAGCAATGCTCCAGCAGCGCCCGAACTTCCTTGGGTGTGTAGACGTACTGGCTGGACTCAACGATGTACTGGTAGCGCTGGGCAGCCGCGTAGGTGAGACCACCCCGACGCAGCACCTCGTAGAGGTAGCCAGGGGCCATCTCCGCAACGCGGTCAAGCTTCTCCATGAGGGAGGAGAGAGCCTCCGAGGCGATGTCCTCGGCCTCAACCCCCGGATACTTCCGGGCGACCTCCTTCCCAGCCCGAGAAGCCAGCTCCATGAGCTGCTCAAGGGTCACCTGCTCAAACAAGTTCTCACCTACTCTCAATGTGCTAACAATGTGCTAAAACTAGACCGAAAAACGACCACCGGGGCCCCTCTTCAGAGCGCCATAGCGGGTGCCTTCGACGACGAAGGAGCCATCCCGATTGACGTCCACCTCTACGGGCTGGACGTCGTAGTCGCCGACGTAGAGCAGACCAAAACCCGCCTGCCAGTTCGCGACTCCACCAGCGCCAAGGTATCCGGCCTTATCCATTGCCATGAGATGTCCGACTTCGAATCCCCATCGGGTCGTATATCCCGTTGAACTGTTTCCGAAAGTCTCTCGTCGTATTCCAAGACGGTGAGTGTGTCCGCAGATGACATTGGCTCCAGCCTTCCGAGCATGGTTGTAAGCAGTCGTCCCTGCGACGGACGAGTAGCCCTTGATCTCGTGGCCATGAACGAGCACGGTGTCAGGTCCGACCTTGTGAAAGGCGGGCGTGTGGCTCACTCCGAAGCCGTCGAAATCCAACAGGGTGCTGAAGTGCACAACATCCTGGAACTCGGCCAGAGCTGGAGCTTCCTTGGTCAGGTAGACCCGAGGCCGCTCGTCGTGGTTGCCCTCCAACACGCCTACCGGCCCGTCGTAGACGGCCCGGAGAGGATCGAGGAAGTTGCGCTTCCCGTACTCGCTGTGCTCCTTGACGAGCTGGGCGAACTCGTCCCGAGTTCCCTTCGACCACCGAGACGGAGTCGGGTAGTCCATGAGGTCCCCGATCTGGTAAACCTCGTCCGGCTGCCAGACGCCAATGAAGTCAATGACGTTCTTCAGCATCCGCTTTGATTCATAGGGCATCTGGACATCACTGATTACTACGACCCGCTTCAAGGAGTGCCACCTCCCTATTCACAAACCACTGCGCCTTCTTCAGGTCCTCCAGCTCAGTCTCGGGGTCCTTTCGGCCAGCACGGGCGAGGTACTTCACAGCGGCGCCACGGTTGAACGTCAGATGCTCTGCGATGTCGATGACTTCGGCACCGTTGGACCATCCGTCCGCGTAGTGGCGCGGGCTGTTGATCGGGTCGTGGTTCTCGGGGACTTCCCCGATGAGAACCAGCGGAGACCAGAACCTCTCGACTGAGGAGATGGTGCAGGGGCTGTTCTCGTACCACTTCTGGCCATCGGGGTCCCACATGACGAATTCGAGGTCGTTGACGACTTTCCACTCGTCGCCCATACGATCCCTGTAGATGTGACCGATCTCGTACTCAGGCATCCTCAAAAGCCTCCACGTCTTCGTTGTAGAGATAGCCGACAATCAGCGCCACCTGGCAAGTTCCGTTGACCTCCGGGTCGCGGAGCACAGCCAGCCGGCCTTGATGGATGTAGTCCGTCTCGTTGCGATCCAGCTCGGCCGCCAGGACCATCACCTGGCGAGAGAGATCCTCGGCCTCCGGAACCCCGTAGACTCCGCGGGCTGCGTACTCCCAGCCGTTCTGCCGAAAAACGTCGGCCACGTCGTCTAGGCCCATGTCCATGTCCAGGAAGTACTTAGCCATTGCCAATCACCTTGTTTCTGAGTCCATCCCTCCCGTGCTGAAGGAAGAAAGAAGTCGTGTCGTCGTCGCCCATCACGATGGGCCTGAGGTTGTGGCGAAGTTCCTTCGCCATCCGATCGGCCATCTGCTGTCCTGCGTCGCCCGCGTCCTGGAGCAGAAAGACGTGCTCATACGGACTCAGCAGGATCGCCAGGATGGGGTCCCAGTGATCTACTCCAGGGATTCCGATGCAAGGCAGGTCGCACTGCATGGCGACCATGCAGTCGAATTCACCTTCGGATACGCAGATGGACCTGTGGCCCTTCTCCAACTCCGCCGGGTTGAAGATCCGTGATGGGTCTCCCGGAAGGGACAGGTATTTGTACTTCTCGTCACCACCAAGCTTCCGGAACCGGAGTGTGGTCACCCCGTAGTTCGTCAGGTAGGGAATGACGATCCGGCCTCGGTAGCCCTCATGGCCGGGAAGAGGGTCGTCTACGACCCCGAGCCGGAACCGCTCGATCGTTTCCTCGGTTAGCCCTCGATCGGGACCGGTCAGATACTCGACGGCGGCCGGTGTTAGCTGCTCGTGGTACCTCAGTGACGCCTTCTCCAACCACTCCTTCGTAGAACTGCTTGGCACCAGCAAAATCCACTTCCTCCCTCCCCATGATGATTGCTATCGCATCTCCCTTCACGCCACAGGCGAAGCAATGGAATGCGTACTGGTTGTAGCTCGCCGAAGCATTCGACTCGCCATGGAATTCGCAGAGCACTTTCGTCCAGGCTTCGCCCGGCTCCGGATCGGGGACATCAAATCCGTAGTGCTCAAGAATCGGAACGATGTCGAGATCCATCAGGCAAACTTCGAAGGCGTCATATCGAAGTACTCGTCAGCGGTGACGAACTCGAAACCGGTGTCACCACCGGCCTTCTCGTGAAGCTCCTCCAGGAACTCACGAGCCTTCTCCGTCTGGCGGAGCCAACTCGGGAAGTCAGCGAGCGCCGCAAGCATTCGCAACTCATCGTCAGTCATCTCAAGAATGTTCTTGGTGACCTTGATCTCTTCCTTACGGACCTTCATGTCAGTTACTCTCCTCAAGGTAGTCAGTCAGGAAACGCAGAAGGTTTCGAGCCATTTCGTCGCTCTCCTCGTGCTCGACGAGTTCGACGATGAAGTCCTCGATCTCGAAACGCAGGAGGTTCTGGCTCATCTCGACGGCAAGCTCGTCGAGATCAAGGTCAAGAGTGACCTCATGCTCCAGGTACGTCATTTCAGACCCCCTCGTCCTCGATGGACTTCTCCAGCTCTGCGATCAGGTTCTTGGTGAAGCTGGAGTCACCAACCCGAAGGTCCAACCCCAGGACGAAATCGATCAACGACTCGTGGCTCTCGCCCCAGGCCAACTCCCGAGCCAGGTCCTCTGTATCGATCTCGACGTTCAGGTCAACGTACGACATTTCGCTTTTTCCTCTTTCGCTTGGACTTGTCCTCGCCCTGGTAATAGCGCTTGCCGAGAATGCGAAGCGCAGGCGGGTTCTCCAAGTAGTCAGCCAGCCGGCGAAGGGTCTCAGGTGAGTCCTTCGAGTACGGCAGGACGTGTCCGTTGCAGCGGCGGCAGAGAAGCCCTCTAACGAGCTGTGACTTGTGGTCGTGGTCTACCGACAACCGTTGTGTGCGAGGCTGTAGGCAGCCCGCACAGACGCCGCCCTGGGCCTTGAAGAGCTGGTCGTACTCTCCGGCCAGCAGGCCGTAGGTCGCTGTGACCCTGGCTTCGTGGCTCGCCTTCGATCGGGTCTTCTTGCGGCAGGTCTCGCAGATTCGTCCGCGATTAGATGTGAAGAACCTTTCTGCTCTATTCCTGCCGCACTTCGCGCATGGCCTGTATCCCTTACGTGTCATCGTCCTTCCTTCGGACAATGAACGTGATGTCGTCCCGATCAAACACCCAGTGACCCAGGTTCACACTGAGGATGGCGAACTCCCCCGAGTAAACGCGATCCCCCTCTTCATCTACGAAGAAGATCTCGGGCACTTCATCCAGGTTGCAACACATCAGACCCTCTTTTCCCAAATCGCAATGTCGAGCAGTCGCCAGATTCCAAGCTGGAACCCATAAACCCACCCGTTGAAAACCAGGAACACCGGTCCAACCTCGATGTAGAGGCCACGGCCGTCATCACGTCGCTTTATCATGCTGCGATCAACCCTCCGTTGTTGAGATCCTCAATGGTCATTCGGGAAAGGTCTTTGCGAAGGCTGACGCCATATCGGGCCGCTGCATCCGCGATTCCATCGCGGTTCTTGACGATGGCCACTCCCAGTTCGCTACCACCGAGCGGGTTTTCCAGGTTGTAGAGAGTGAGGACCATTTCGGGAATCTTCCCGATCTTGTTCATCAGCGCCGACAGTGGCGGGGGTGTGATCCCGTCCTCGTATTCACCAATAAGGTGGGCCAGGACTATCACGCACATGTTCCGACTTCGGGCTAGTTCAAGCCCGAACAGAAGAGTGTCCTTGTGGGCCTTCGCCTCGGATTCGCCTTCGGCATCGACGTTCATCAAGTTGTCGATTATCGTCATGTCGGGGTAGGCCCCGAGATAGCCGTGCGCTGTCACGGATCGGTCAATCAGGTCCAAGCTCGGGCCTGCGTCGAACTCCCACCAGATGTTGCGGACAGGCCGCAGCTCCTCCGTGAACGGATAGCCGGATTCCATGGCCTTCTGAACTACACCGGTCTCCCGGCCGGTGAGGATGGAAACCGTCCGGACGAGCTGCGTGCCAGGCCCCGAGTCCGCACTGAAGTAGATGCAGCTCGAACCCGAACGGACGGCCAGGTTGAGCGCCAGGGCGCTCTTACCCACGCCAGGGGCCGAAGCGATGACCACGAGCTGGGGCCTACGGAAGACGGCCGTCGCGTCCGTGAGGGACTGCCACACCGAAGGCAAAGGTTGACCGGATTCCCTGTTAGTCCGGAGGGCTGCATCCAAACTAGAGAGACTCAAAGCACCTCCTCTCACTGTGCTAACGATGTGCTGTAATGAGTCAAAAAAGAGAGACCTACGCGGCGTAGACGCAAGTCGGCTTCACCGTGCAGGTGAAGCACGCGTCGCCCGGATTGGGCAGGAACACACCCGCCTTGATCCCCTCGTGGAACTGGCGGTACCAGTTCCCAACAACGTCCTTCGTGTAGGGCGTCAGGTCCTTGGTCACCAGCTCGTTGTTCCGGCAGTCCCAGTAACCACCCCACGGGACTTCCTGTCCCGTCAGCTCCTTGAGGGCGATGCCGTACGTCCCGATCTGGAAGGGATCGACTGGCAGCTTCGAGCCTGTCTTCCAGTCCTCTGGAAACCAGAGGCCGGTCTCTTGATCCTCGACAACCATGTCGATGTAGCCGATGCAAAGGAACTCACCGAAGTCCAGCTCGAACCCGACCTCGACGGCCGGTTCGCCCGGAACGATCTCAGCGGGCCTCATACGGCCGTCTGGGGCGTGGTACCCGATGTAGTCGAGTACTTGGTTGCGCCCCATCTCGAAGCGCTTCTCACGGTCCGTAGAGAGCTTCCTACGGCCACCGACCATCCACATGGACTCGTCGGGCTGCTCCTTGTACGCCTTCTCCATCTCCAGGTGCCACGTCGCCTCAAAGACCTCTAGGGGCATTTCGGGGGCCGACATGCGGAACGACCGCTCGTACGCCTCGATGGCGCTGTGAACGGCCGTTCCTTGGATGAACCAAACTGCTTGCCGTTGCGGTTCCCGGACGAACTTCTCCAGGTAGTACGCGTGACCGCAGGTTGTGTATGTCTGGAGTCTGGAGGGGGAATATCGCCGCTTTCCCTCCGTCATACTGCTCCTTTCAGTTGAATCCGAGATGTTGATCCGGATACCAGATGGCGACGTAGCACACGCCACGGTGCTCGAACGACTGCGCCCAGACCCCGCCCTCCGGGATCGGGTGAACAACCACAGGAGCACCGATTGGTGCGGAGATTTCCACCAGCGTTCCGTCCTCGTAGTCCTGCACCGTCATTCCCTCGTGAAGCTCGACCGCCTCTCCCACGGGTGCCTGTGGCTCTTTCGGGCCGGCGTAGCCTACAGACGTCACGGACATACACTCTCCTGTATGCGGGGCCAAAGAGCTGACCTCGGCGTCAGCGCTTCTTGTTCTTGAGGACACCTGCCTTGGCCTTGTCCAAAACCATCTTCAGGTGCCAATTCTCAGGGTCTGCCTCCCTGAGGAAGAATCCCCCCTGCTTGCTCAGATCGTTTGGTGGCGCGTCTCGGTCATAATCGACGTCGCGATTCTCGTCTACTAGCGTCTGGGCCCACCTAAGCGCAGTGTTGCGATTCTCCTGGAGGATTTCATCGCCCTGGGCCGTCCTGGAAAGCCACCGTAGATACATCGCAACCCGGTTCTTCTGGTGCTCAGTGGCGATGGTCCACGGAATCGCCCATTTATGGTCCACGTACTTCACGGGCGGGAGCTTGCCCGCTCGCCGTAGTTGGCGAACTCTCTGATTCACGCCAGAGATCGTCACGCCGACCTCACTCGCGATTTCGGCGTAAGGGATCTCGTCCAGGACCATTTGGACGAGTACTTCGTCTTCTACCTTCCTAGGTCGGGCCATGGGGAAGCACACCTCGCTTGTGGGGGTCAGAGCTGGTCTGGGCCCGATGGGCCCTTGGCAGGCTGACGCTAACACACTGCTATCAAGCTGCTGTAACTTGCCGCTCTCACCCTGTCCCCGTTTTTCGGGAGATCCCCCAGGTCAGACCCCAGTTGGTGAACGGACTGTCACCACCTTGGACACGCACTGTCACTGAAACCCTTCCGACCACCCCCCTGCACTTGCATTCACCCTCCGTGGCGGCTGTCACTGTATGCACATCTCCGCGAACCGGACAACGGGGAGGTCGGCGGCTTGACCTCTTGGTCGAGTCTTGACCGAAACGCAAGTAAACCTCGGCCACAACCGTCGCGTCCCCGACATTTGCGCAGGTCTCGACGGTTGATCGTTCAATCTGGAATCGCACTCCGAGCGATCACAGTGTGTGAACAGTTACCTTCCGTGCCTACTCGGCCGCTGTGAGGTGACATGGCCCAGGTCACAGTGGCCACATAAGGTCTGACCTCCGGTCCTGTGACAAAGGTCACACTGGCTCGGTGCCACGCTTCGGCCTCCTGAGGCACATCACTCTCCCTGGGAGGAGGGAGAGAGGGACGAAGTCCCGAACGACCGACGACCCAACTGGTTAAGCAACCCCTAAGGGGTTGCTACTAACTACTTACTTAGAGACAGCCCCTAAAGGGCTGTCTCTCTTAAGAGAGCCACCTTCGGTGGCTCTTAGAGAAACTTCTTTCATCCGGAGGGGCTGATGCCCAGAGCCCCGCGGCTCTGCCTCGACTGCCGGAAGGTGGCTACTCGGGGTAGCCACTGCGACGAGCACAGGCCGGCGCCCTTCACCAAGGGCGCCAACGCCAAGGGCCGGTGGCAGGCCGCCAGGCCGGGGAACTGGGAGAGCCTCCGTCGCGATGTGCTCCGGAGGGACAAGGGCCGCTGCGTCAAGTGTGGGCGGCCTGGCAACATCGTTGATCACATCAACCCGGTTGCGGAGAAGGGCCGATGGTCGAAGAACAACCTTCAGACCCTCTGCCCCGACGACAGTCGGAAGAAGACACAGGAGGAGGCCCGGAGGGGCCTCCAGCGATCGAGGGAGAGCCGATGACGGTAGCGGAGCTGATCGAGAAGCTTCAGGAGGTCCCACAGGACCTTCCGGTCCAGGTCCTGGAGTACATGGGGTACGGCGAAGTCGAGATGGGAGACGTAGACGAAGTCCGCGTTGGGAAGTTCTCCTCCGGCCCCGTCGTGTGGATCGAAGCGTGACAGACCTGGTCGCGGTTGAGCGCTCTCTGAGCCGCTCCCCCGGCCTTGGGGCGCCAGGTCCCCTCTCCCGCCTGGCGCCCCCACCAAGCCCCTCCGTAACGCGGTTGAGGGTCTCTCAGACGGCCTGCCAAGAGTGGAGGGAACATGCGTAGGCGGACATTGGCGAGTCGCCCTGGCTGTAAACCAGGCGCCCTTGGCTGTGTAGGTTCGACTCCTACCCTGCGCACCATGCGTCGGTAGCTCAATTGGAAGAGCGCTGGTCTCCAAAACCAGTGTGTGTAGGTTCGAGTCCTACCCGTCGTGCTTAAACCATCCGTTCCCTTACATGCAAGCGGAGCTTGCAGGTTCAAGCCTGCTGACTCCGTCAGCATGTGAGGTCCGGATTTCAGTGGGCTCTGTTCACAGCTAAGTGTGAGTACTTGACAGACTCACCAGCCCACAAACATATACCCGTAGCTTAATGGCTAGAGCACGTGGTTTGGGACCACGGGGGTGGGGGTTCGAATCCCTCTGGGTATACGGGTAGATCGACGCCATAAGAATCGTTCCGGTTGGAGGCTCCGGTCAAAAGCCACTACGCGGCGTAGCTCAGTAGTAGAGCAGCGGGCTCATAACCCGAAGGCCCCTGGTGCAACTCCAGGCGTCCGCGACGTCAGCACGGCTCCGCCGTGCTTATGGATCCTTAGCTCAGCGGAAGAGCGCCTGTCCTACAAACAGGTTGGCCTTGGTTCGAATCCAAGAGGATCTACTGTGGCCAAGGTGTAAAGGGTTTGCACGACAGGTTGTGATCCTGTAGGCGAGGGTTCAACTCCCTCTGGTCACCCTCAGGGACAACGTAGGTTGTCCCCTCTTGGAGCAGGCTCCGCCTGCTCTATGCCCGTTTAGTTCAACGGATAGAGCACGAGGCTACGAACCTCGGAATCCGGGTTCGAATCCTGGAACGGGTACTCTCGGTCTGTTAGCTCAATCAGGTTAGAGCATCGGCTTGTCACGCCGAAGGTTGCCGGTTCGAATCCGGTACGGATCGCCGAAGCGCCATGGCTGAATGGTGAGGCAGCAGATTGCAACCCTGCTTCATACGAGTTCGAATCTCGTTGGCGCTTCCATGTGGCTCTAGCTCAGTTGGAAGAGCGGCCGGTTGAAGCCCGGCAGGTCTCAGGTTCGATTCCTGGGAGTCACACTGAGGGTTCTGTAAATCCCCTCCCGTGGGGCGTAGCACGGTACAGCCTACGTCATGGGTCTATAGCATAACGGCCAGTGCATCCGGCTCTTACCCGGAGTTGTCCAGGTTCGAATCCTGGTGGACCTACATCATGATGAGGGGGAAGCTAGCGCCCCCTCATTTTCTCTTCAATGGCCATTAGCATAACTAGGTAGTGCGCGGGACTGTTAATCCCGGTGGTGCAGGTTCGAGTCCTGCATGGTCAGCAAAGCCCGCGACGGCGGGCGGGGCGTCCGGACGCGGACACATGGGAAAGCGGCTGGCTCTGCGGTACGCGAGGTGGTTCGAATCCACCAACCCCATATTTTCTTAGGCTCGTACTCCAATGGTAGAGAGAGCGGTCTTAGAAACCGTGTAGTGAGGGTTCGAGTCCCTCCGAGCCTACTTCGAAAGGATCGTGTCTATGCTCAGGGTCAACGGCCCTTACGTCCACAACAGTGGACCGCTTGCCGGGCGTAGGTACGTGGTTCTTACTGACAACGGCAAGCGCACAACCAAGCTCTACTCCCGGCACCTGATGGAACAGCATCTCGGCCGGGTGCTCGACACGGACGAAACCGTTGACCACATCGACGAGGACAAGACCAACGACGATCTCAGCAACCTTGCCGTGCTCACTCGTTCTGAGAACGCAAAGAAGAGTGCAGCTCTGAGGTTGAGCGTCGAGTGGTATGAGTTCATCTGCCCTGTCTGTGAGACGCCTTCAAAGAAGGAAGCTCGCAAGGTGCGACACAACAGGAAGCAAGGCAAGGCCGGACCGTTCTGCGGTAGGTCTTGCGCAGGAAAGTACATGGGGCCTTAGCTCAGATGGTTAGAGCGCTGGTCTTGCAAACCAGAGGCCGAGAGTTCGAATCTCTCAGGCTCCACTTGGTCATTAGCTTAGTGGTGAAAGCATCCGTCTGATACGCGGAAGATGGTGGGTTCAATTCCCACATGACCAACTCTCGCCCCGCCGTCGAGGCGTGTAAAAATATCGACGTGCGATGGAAAGTGATGTCGCCTGTGGGTGCGGCCCCCGTCTCGAAAACGGGTGGATGGCATTGCTGTTGGGGTTCGAGTCCTCCGCTTTCCGCGTTCCCGTTAATCCGAGGGGTAGCACCCTGAGGAGATGGAGGGACTATGGGTCCTGGTGGGAAAACCAGCCCTTATAACATATCAGCGAATGTACCTGCCTTGTAAGCAGGAAAGCGGGGGGCAGCACCTCGTAGGGGCTCAAAGGTCCGCACTCTACCCGTCAAAGTCCGCAGACATACATGCGGCGGAGCCAAAGAGTGTACTTGCCCTACTGGTCTAACGGCAATGATGTCTGACTTCCAATCAGAGGATACCGGTTCAACTCCGGTGTGGGGCTCCATGGAGAATTCGTCAAATGGTATGGCAGCGGCTTGCTAGGCCGTCGCGGGTAAAACCGTCCGGGGTTCGAATCCCTGATTCTCCGCTGGCTAGTAGCTCAATGGACAGAGCGTCGCTCTCCTAAAGCGCAAGGTGCGGGTTCGACTCCTGCCTAGCCAACTCATTCCAGGATCGTCTAACGGTAGGACGCCGGGCTCTGAACCCGGCAATCGAGGTTCGAATCCTTGTCCTGGAGCCACGGCCCCGTGGACTAACGGGAGGTTGCGAGGTTCTCACCCTCGTGGTGCGGGTTCGATTCCCGCCGGGGTCACCACTTAGTTCTTTCATCCACACGCACACGGGGGAGGTGTCGCATGGCAAGAGGCAGGCCGGCCAAGGCGAACGCGGTTCGTCGCAACCTCGTGGACACCTCGCACCTGGTGGAGTACGCAGGCCCGATTGACAAGCGTCTCACCAAGCTCCCCAACCGCAGCTCGTTCTCCGCCGAGACGCAGCTCTACTTCGACGTATGGGCGGACAGCGAGCAGGCGCAGTGGTTCATGCCTACCGACTGGCTGACGCTTCGCCGTATGGCACGACTGCACGAGAAGTTCATCAAGACCGGCTCTCACTTCGTGGCAGCCGAGCTTCGCCAGTGCGAAAGCCTGCTCGGGGCAACCATCGGTGACCGTATGCGACTGAAGGTCAATGCGCTCAAGAGCGCCCAGAAGAACCAAGAAGACGAACCGCCAACCATCGAAGCAGACCTGGAGCTGTTTGCGGAACTAAACGACGACTAAGGGGGTGACCGGTGGCGTACCCAATGGACTGGGAACCGCAGACCGGAAATCTTCCCAAGGGCGTTCCGCATCCGAAGGACACTCTCGGATATCAGATTCTCCGCTGGTGTGAGACCTACATCGTCCACCCTGACGGCCGCCATGCTGGCGAGCCGTGGCAGTTCACCGCCGAGCAGAAGCGCTTCATTCTCTGGGCCTACGCGATCAAGGACGAGGCGACTGTCACGGAAGAGGACAGTCCTTGGCTGTATCGAGAGGTCAGCCTCCGTCGCTCGAAGGGTTGGGGGAAGACTCCCCTGCTCGCCGCTCTGGCGATCATCGAGTTCATCGGTCCTTGTCGCTTCGGTGGCCGAGACGACAAGGGAATGCCCATCGGCATTCCTGTTCCGCTGCCCGTCGTGCAGATCGCTGCCACCTCTCTAGACCAGACCGAGCAGACCCGCGACATGATCCGGGGAATGCTCTCGGAAAGTCCCGCCGAGCACGTCTACGGGCTCGACATCGGCAAGGAGCGGATCCAGTTCCTTGACGGCCGGCCTGGTCGCATTGAGCCAGTTGCCTCGTCCTCTCGTGGACTTGAGGGTGCCCGTCCGACCTTTGTCATTTGCGATGAGACCCATCACTGGGTCTCCTCGAATGGCGGCCCCACCGTCTTTGAGACGCTTCAGCGTAACGCTGACAAGACGATGGCCGATGGCTCGCGCTTGATGCAGACGACCAACGCCTTCAACCCAAATGAGGAGAGCGTCGCTCAGCGGACCTATGAGAAGTTCCTACAGGACTTCCCAGAGCTTCTCTACGACTGCCGTGAAGGTGCTCCTGTAGAGGACCTGACGGACTCTGAGGCTGTTCTTGCGGCCCTCCGGGACGCGTACGGAGATTCCTACTGGGCTCCCGTCACTGGTCTGGTTTCGAAGGCTACAGACCCGCTCACCCCGAAGGCGGTCTTTTACCGATTCTACTGCAACCAAATCATGGAATCGGCAGACAACTGGATCGACAAGTACACGTGGGAGAGCCTTTTCGATCGGAACGACCCGATCAAGCCGGGCGACCAGATCGCCATCGGCTTCGACGGCTCCCTCCGGTCCGATTCCACAGCCATTGTCGGCTGCCGTCTCCGCGACGGGAAGCTGTTCCTGATCCACATTCAGGAAAAGGACGAACGGGACGAGGACTGGCAGGTTAACCCGTTCCTCGTGGACCGAGCCATGAGGCTCGCCAACGAGACCTACAAGGTCGAGTGGGTCTACTGTGACCCCAACCAGTGGCAGAACCAGATTGGTTTCTGGTCGCTTGACTTCAAGGAGCTGGATAAGGAAGGCCGGGACATCGTCTTCGAGTTCCCGCCTCAGCGCGTCAAGCAGATGGCCGCCGCGATCGAGCGCTTTCATACCGCCGTTCTTCTAGGCAATGAGATCTGCCATGACGGCGACAAGATCCTGCGCCAGCACATCACTAACGCCGTGACCTTCGAGGTCCCCCAGGGCGTTCTCATCACCAAGGAATCCAAGGGCTCCAAGAAGAAGATCGACGCCGCGATGGCGGCGGTCCTGGCATACGCCGCCCGTGGTGAGGCCATCGCAGATGGCCGAATGAAGATCCGCCGCAAGGCCCGAATGCGCACTTACTAGCTAGGAAAGGAGGCCGTCATACACAAGCCACAAAACCCCATCCAGTGGATCGACTACATGTCCGGGAAGCTGCACACGCAGGAAGCCCAGGGCAGGAAGTTCGCTAACTACTACGATGCGGAGAGCACGCCCCTTTCCTATGCGCAGAAGAAGTTTCAGGAAATCTTCGGAGAGCTATTCAGGAATTACAAGGACAACTTCTGTTCGCTGATCGTCGATTCGATCAGTGAGCGTCTGGTCGTCCAGGGCTTCCGGATGGGCCCCGAGGAGGCCGCCGACGAGGACGCCCAGCAGATTTGGCAGAAGAACTTCCTCGACGCCGACTCGAACGCGGCGCATATCGATGCGCTAGTGCAGGGATCGTCCTACCTCATTGTCTGGGGCGACGACGATGACGAGCCGGTCATCACCCCTGAGTCTGCGACTGAGGTCACCGTCCAGTATGCGCCCGGTTCGAGGCGCAAGCTGGAGGCCGGCTACCGCGAGTTCACCGATGACTGGGGCGTAGTCCACGCCACTCTTTGGCTTCCCGATGGTGTCTACACCTCTGAGCGAGGCAAGGAGACCTGGGGCACTCCGCAGGGTTCCAGTAACCCCCTAGGCCGCGTGCCTATCGTTCCCCTCCTCAACCGCAAGAGGCTGAAGCAGAAGCCCTTCTCGGAGCTGGCCGGGATCATTCCTGTGCAGGACGCGATCAACAAGGTAAGTGCCGACGCGATCGTAGCCAGTGAGTTTGCTGCGTTCCCTCAGCGTGTTCTAACCGGCCTTGAACCGTTCGAGGACACGAATGAAGAGCGTCAGGCGATGCTCAAGGCCTACATTGACAGGATTCTCGCCTTTGATGGCGAGAACGTTGGTGTCCACGAGTTCTCGGCTGCCGATCTGGGAAACTACGTCAAGCTCATTGACATGCTCGTCCAGCACATGGCTTCGCAGAGCCGTGTGCCATTTCACTACTTCCTTCTGAACGGCGGACAGGCACCTTCGGGTGAGTCCATTACCGCCGCTGAAGCGGGCCTCGTAGCTAAGGCACGAGAGCGAATGCTTCACTTCGGTGAGTCGTGGGAAGAGGCGCTTCGCCTCGCCTTTGAAGTGAAGGGCGATGCCCGAGCAGAGGCATGGGATGCCGAAGTCATCTGGGGCGATCCAGAGCACCGTCAGATGTCCGCTCTCGTGGATGCCCTTGGCAAGGCCAAGGAAACACTGGAGATCCCGAAGCGTCAGCTTTGGGAGGACTATGGCTACTCGCCTCAGACCATCGCGCGTTTCGATCAGATGCGCGAGGAAGAGATGAAGCGCGACTTCGAGCTTCAGAAGAAGTACGGAGAGCACAAGCTAATGCCTGCTCCGGGTACTCCCGGTGCTCCTGGCGCTAATGGTGCCAACAAGTCTTCGTCGTCTCCTAAGTCGGCTACAGCCGAACGCCAGAAGGAGAAGGCGTCTCGCTAGGCAATCTAGCAACCAGTCACTAACACGAACGTAGGCGAGATGCCTACGTTCGTTTCCTTTTCCGAGATGGAGCTAACTGAATGAGTGACACCCAGCCTACTTCCCCGGCTACTACGGGAGAGGCTAACAACCAGCCGGCGGACGATGCCCCGAAGGGGCCTCAGTCCCTTGAAGAGGCCCTGGCCGAGATTGCCGAGCTGAAGAACGACCGTGAAAAGTACAAGTCCCTGATGCGCAAGGAAGAGGGCGAGAAGAAGGACCTTTGGAAGAAGGTCCAGGACTACGAGACTGCCAACCTTTCCGAGACGGAGCGGGCGGTCCGTGAAGCCGAGCAGCGTGGACGAGAGGCCGGGAAGGCTGAGTCCGACGCAGAGGTCAAGAGCCTGAAGCTCAAGGCCGCTGCCGCCACGGCTGGCGTCCCTGAGGAGGTCCTTGGCCTCCTAGACCCCAACAAGGTGTTCACCCCTGAAGGTGAGCCCAACCTTGAACTTCTTTCTTCCCTCTCCGGCGGCAAGCGCAAGTTTGAGAAGACAGCAGCCGATCTGAACATCGGCGCCCAGAGCAACAGCAACGCTGGACAGCTCTCTTACGCCGACCTGGAACGAATGACTCCCGCCCAGATCAATAAGGCGCGCGAGGAAGGCCGGCTAGATGCGCTGATGCGGGGACAGCTCTAAGACCCCCTTAACACTGCGAGGCCCTACGGGAATCCCGTAGGGCCTTTGTTGTGTGCGCTTAAAGGAGAAACGCACCTATGGCTGAAGCCTTTACAGGTGGTGTCTACACCGATTCCGCGGTTGGGCATCCGCTTCAGACTACTAACAACCTCTTCATTCCGAAGATTTGGACGAGCCAGCTTCTAAACGACCTTGAGGGGTCGCTTGTTCTAGGTTCTGCCACAATCACTAACCGGAACTACGAGGGCGAGTTCAAGCGCGGTGGAGATGTAATCCATATCCCCCACTTCCTTGACACCGTGAACGACTTCGGTCTCAAGCAGGCGTACGATTCGTTTGCCTCGAATGAGATGGACAAGGCCGCTCTTGAGTACATCAAGATGACGGTTCAAAAGGGTTCGTCGTTCCGCTTCCACGTGGATTCGCTCCACCAGCTACAGACTCAGGCCGGAATCGACCTGATGAGCAACCTGGTTTCCCAGCGTGCTCGTAAGACTGCGTACGCGATCGACGCGCTAGTGGCGCAGACCATCCAGGCCGCGGTCCTTGGAAAGGACCTCAACGCCAGCCCTTCGGCCGTCGTTCCGACCGTCCTGGCGGACTTCAATGCAATCCCTGCTCTGCACGGCTCGATTGCGCAGAAGGTCATTCCGGGAACTGCTAACGCGATCTACACAACGATCGTGGACATGCTGACGGAGCTGGACCTCAACCACGCTCCACAGGACCGTTACCTGATCATCGCGCCTTCGGTTCGCGCCGAGCTGCTGAAGACAGAAGCGTTCATCGACGCCGCTCACTGGGGTGGCGGGGCCGTGATGCCTACTGGCGCTATCGGCCAGATCCTTGGCGTGCCGGTCATGGTCTCCAACACCCTTGAGAACACTTCCTCGGTCCGTACCAAGAAGCTGGTTCAGCCGCTTCACACTGGCGCGGCGAAGTTCTCCATGGTGATGGGTTCGACCAACGCCATTTCGATGGTTCTGCCTCTTGCAGAGATGCAGGCGTACCAGCCGCAGGAGGACTTCACCTCGGCCGTGAAGTCGCGCCTGGTCTACGACGCCAAGGCGATCCGTACCGAGCAGATGGTTGTGGCGACTCGTACCGAGATCGTTCCGCCGGCTGCCTGATTCGACTTTGGGACGGGACCCCTTTCGAGGGGTCCCTCCCCGCTATCTGGGGAGTTCCCAATGCTAATCACTGCTGCTGAAGTCAGCGTCCAGACCGGACAGACCTATACCGGCGATGCCCTAACGCGTGTCGAGTCCTTCATTCAGAACGTCTCCGACTCGATCGAGGCGTATTGCCGACGCACCTTCACCGATCCCGTTCCCGGAGCCATCAAGGCTGTTGCCCTGATCGAGGTCCGGAGGATGCTCAACGTCGATCCCGGTATCGATGACGAGCGGATCGGCGACCTGGGAACCGGATTCGTCGGCACCAACGAGATCCTCTCGGCCAGCTCCCTGGCAGCGCTCGACGCCTACCTGAGGTGGACCACACCTCGTGCGTCCAGTCTCCGCCTGGTCTCTCCGCTTCGCGGCCCGGCCCTGCCCGAGCCCTACTTCGAGGTCTCAGACCTCGTCCACTGGCCGGACAACATCATCATCCTCGGCCGCACGCTCGAAGAGGGCCTCGTCCAGTTCCAGACGTCCCCCGATGGGTGGACCTGGGCTGACCACGTCTTCGTTGAGTCGCTCGACATCTCTGACGGCGGCTACCCCGCATGGCGGGTCATCTACCCGGCTCCCTCTGTGTCCGGTCACTACAAGTGGCGGGCTCGCTGGCGCTATGACGACGACACCTCACCCTGGACGCGCGCCCTCTACACGAACTACCAGGTCTAGGGGGTCCCATGGCACTCCTAGACAGGGCCACCGAGGACATCGTCATTTGGCCCCTCGTCCTTCTCGACGACGGCTACCGAGGCCAGAAGCCCGGTAAGGCCGCACGACTTCCTAACGGCGCTTATGAACCGCCTGAGGGCGCTCCAGTCACCGTCAAGGGCATTCCAATCCCCGCTTCTTTCTCGGGTGCTGGCTGGGCTCTGAATCAGAGGTACCAGGAGCAGGGCTTCGCTGAAGTGGCGCGAATGTTCCTTTACGTCAAGTACGACCCGTCCCTTCGGTTCGACCGGTGGACGCGCGTTGAAGTGCGCGGCAGGGAATGGACCGTTGTGGACCAGCCCGAGCTTTGGATCTGGAAGCGCAATCAGTTCTGGAAGGCAACCATCGAGCTACGGGGAGATGTATGAGCTACGAACTCTACATCGACGATGAATACGTAGCCGGAATGCCTGTCGTCAACCAGGCGGTTCGAGCGACCGCCGAGGAGTTCAAGGCTAAGTGGATTGCCGCTGCTGTGGCCGGGGGCCACGTGGACAGCGGAAATTTCATCGGAAGCATCAACGTCCGCCGTGCCAATGACAAGGACTACTGGGTTTCGGCTACGGCCGGGTATTCGGTTCCTCTTGAGTTCGGTCACTTCAAGGTGCTGTGGGGTCGTGAGACCAGCGAGCGTGTCGAGGGAATTCACCTACTAAGGGAGATCCTTTGATCACTGACGTCCCCCTAATGCCTGACATTGACCGTCTGGTCCAGGACGCGCTACTCGAATACGTTCCACCGGAGATTGCGACTCGGGTATTCGTCAAGCCGCCCCTCGACTGGGCGGATTTGATGCCGTTCATCACTGTGAAGTGGAACGGCGGCGCACCTGTCAACTCCGTCCGTCTCCAAGTCCGTGACGTAGTTGTCAAGGTCTACGCCCTTGACCAGGCATCCGGAAACACAGCCATTCGGCATGTCGAGAAGGCCCTCAAGACGGCCTGCCTCAATAGGTACACAAACCAAAACGTCCCCGCTGCAACCACGCCGGGGGTCCTTACGAAGGTGCGAGAACTCAGCCCCCTTGGATACCAGTACGAGGGCCTGACGAGTAAGCACCCGGATTCGGTCCTTTACGAGGGCATGTTCCGGCTTACCTCCGCACCGCTTCTTCCTTGAAAGGAGAGCGTTAATGGCAGTTCTGCCCGATAACGCTATGAACCCGGCGACCGGTTACGTCTATGTCGCCAACGTTGGAACCGCGAAGCCGACCATCGACACTGGTTTCGACTACACCGACCCCACTACTTGGGGCGCGGAGATGCAGGATCCGGGTCCGCCTTCCACTCCACTGTGGAAGGCCGTAGGCCACACCTCGCTTGAGAATGGCCTTGAGTTCACCTCCGATGGTGACGACCCAGAGACCCTGGGAACTTGGCAGACAGCCAACCTCCGCACCACAAACCCGACTCGCACCTACTCGGTAACGATCAATCTCGCTTCCTTCACGCTAGAGACATACCAGCTCTACTACGGCGGCGGAACCGTCATTGGCGTGGCGCCAGACCAGTCCTTCGTTATTCCTGACTCGCCAGTGGCGCAGGAAAAGGCCCTGCTGGTCCTGGCCGTGGACGGCCAGCACCTGGTTTCCCAGCACTTCAAGAAGGTTTCCATCATCGGTGCTGACTCCATCACCTATGACCCTGCGGCCCTGTCGGAGATGCCTGTCCGGGCGACCATTCTCGGCGCTCAGACCTACGGCACTGGCGTAGCGGGCCAGGGCGAGATCAGCCAGCGCATCTCTCTTTCTTGATCTGATTTTGAACTGATCGGTTCAAAACGACTGCCCCTCGGGCGCGCTCAGTGGGTGGCGCGCTCGGGGGGTTTTTCAAACCCACACACCTACTCGATTGGACTTACAAATGGCTACTCTAAAGTACGACGACCTGGTAGCGGACCTGGAGAGGGAGTACCAGGAAAAGGGTCTGACGTTCGTCGGGAAGAATGGGAAGAACATCCTTCTTCGCCCGATCAACCTGCTGAACGATGCCGAGACCAAGGTTGTGAACGCGCTTCTACCGACCGTCACCGACGAGGACTCGGATTTCGAGAAGCGAGTCGATGCGATCGACCGCATCATGAAGGCCGCTGCTGACAAGAAGACGGAGTGGGACGCGTCCGTTAAGGATCTGCCTCCTACGGTCCGAGTTCGCATTCTTGAGGCATGGCTGGAGAGTGACCCGGAGGCGGGGGAAGCCTCCGACTCCGAGAGCTGATCGACGAGTACGGCGCGGAGATAGCTTCTGACCTTTCCAGGTATCACCGGATCGACATTCACGACCTGGTGACAGGCAAGCTTTCTCCGCGCTATTGCCTCGCCCTCTTGGAGCACCTCCCACCGGAGTCCTCGTTCATGACCGCCCTGAGGGGCGGTGCCGAGTGGATCGGATGGAACCGGAACTCGGAAATGCTGGCGAGCGTCATCGACGCCATTCAGGTTCTGTCCTGGTACTTCGTCACGGTCAACAGCAAGAAGACACCTAAGAAGCCCGAGCCATTCCCAAGGCCCGGCGATGCAAAGCGCAAGCAGGACGAGAACCGCCTGCCTAACCCACTGCTGGCTGCGCTTAGAGGAGAGCCACTAGAGAAGCAGGAAATCGGCCCCGGAGCTGTCATCCCTGCCCCCAAGAACTAGATAGGGAGGACGCCCCATGGCCGGACCCGGCGGTAGCGAACACGGCCGTATCAACATCAAGGTCGTCCCGGATACCGATGGCTTCACCCGTGAAGTAGAGAAGCTCCTCAAGAAGTACGACAAGCGCGACATCGACATGCGAGTCGAGCTTGATACCCGTGCCGCTGAGACGAAGCTCAAGAAGCTTCAGAAGCGCTTCCGCAATCTGAAGATGCGCGTCGAGCTGGACACGCGCGCTGCGCAGACCAAGCTCAACAGGTTCGTCGCTCAGAAGCGCAACAAGCAGCTCGACATGAAGGTCAACCTCAACCTCGGTGAGGTTGAGGCGAAGCTAGACGCCCTTTCTCGTCCTCGCGAGACGAACGTTCAGGCCGATGCGGATACAGGCCGGGCTGAGGCAGCGCTGAATCGGGTGGCTCGAAACCGGACTGCCAAGATCCGGTACCGCTTCATCGGGGATGAGGCCCTCAACCGACTTGCTGACCTAGACCGCAGTCGAATCCAGCGAATCAACCTGGACTTCGACGATAAGAACCTTCGCACCAAGCTGCGGGCCCTCGGCCGCAACAACGAGATCCTCGTCGAGGTCGAGGTCGATCCTCGGAACATCCGCGACATCCGCAGGTGGATCGGATCTCTTGGCAGGGACTTCAAGGAGGCCGGCCAGGAGCTGAGGCGGAATTTCGACCTGATCCAGAGCCTCCGCGAGGCACGGAGGATCCAGGAGCAGACCGACAGGGACAGGCTTGCTCGTGAGAACGAGCTGCAAAGGCGGCTTCGGCAGGGCTTCCGTGTCCTGGAGCGTGAGTATCGCAAGCTCGGTCGCCCGATTCCCGTCGAGGTTGAGCTTGAGACGGAGAACTTCTACCGGAAGATCGGCCTGCTTCGTCGGGAGCTGGCTCGTATCCGTCGTGAGCGCCTGGACGTCGATGTTGACATTGATTACGACCGCATCAACCGCGTCTTCGAGATGCTCCGGATGCGGAATCACCGCATCGAGGTTGAGGTCGATGTCGATAGGGACCGGCTAGGCCGTCTCGGACGTCTCTTCGGAAACGTCTTCTCTGGTGTCGGAAATGTCGCCCGTGCCGCCCTCGCGGGAGTCCTCAGGGGAATCTCTCTTGCGTTCAGCGCCATGGGCCAGTTCGGAAATCTCGGACAGCGAGTCTTCGGCAACCTAGCCAGCGCTGTCGGCGGCACCACAGGCAGGATGGGCAACCTCGCCACCGTGATCGCCCAGGTCGTAGCTTCGCTACTGGCCATTGGTGTGGTCGTCGGAATTCTCGTTGCGGTAATCAACACGCTCGGCGCCCTGATCGTCGCCGCTATTGGTGCCGTTGCCGCTATCGGTTCCGTGGTTGTAGGCGCTGCCGCGCTTCTCGCGCTTCCAGCGATCTTCGCTGGTGTCACAGCAGCCCTCATCTCCATGGGAGATGAGAACGACAAGGTCAAGAAGCAGTTCGCGGAGCTGGGAAAGACCCTCCGTAGCACGCTGCTGACCGTAGCGCAGCCGCTGGTCGATCTCTTCTCCGATTCGATTGTAGGGCTGAACAGGAACCTGAAGAAGGGCACGCCCCTCTACAAGCAGCTCTCGTCAGCCTTCGATCAGTCGGCTAAGGCCCTGCGTCCGCTGCGTTCTGGTCTGAAGGATTTCGCGCTCAACTCCCTAGCAGGAGTGAACGCGGCTCTCGACAGGCTGAACTCCAGCGGTTCCATGAGGATCTTCTCGCTGGGAATCGCCGGGCTTGGATCCGTCATCGGCGGGTTCGCTAGCAACCTTTCCCAGTACGCTCCAGCGTTCGCTACCGGGTTCAACTTCCTAGTATCCGGTCTCGACCGGATCCAGGCGGCCCTGGCTCGTTGGATGGGCGAGTTCGCTACGTTCTCGCCTGCGGTAATCGAGTCCTTCACCAATGCCTTCGTGGCACTGTTCGACACCTTCTCGACCAACTCCCGGACATTCACTCTCGCTGCGTCGAGTCTGGGTGATGCCATTCGCGATGCCACTCCTGGCATCCACAAGATTGCGACCGCTTTCGCCCAGATGGCGCCGGGAATCTTCGATGCCCTGGCTGAGGCGATTAACAATCTCGGCGACGCGCTGGACGATCCCGATGTCGTTCAGGGTCTGGCGAACATCACTTCTGGAATCATCAAGCTCGGAAGTGTCCTGCTCAAGTGGGGAACCCAGATCACAGGGATTATCGGGAATTCGTTCTCCACCATGAAGAACGAGTGGGAAAAGCTTTCGGGAACGATCGATAGCGGTATCGATCTCTCTGTCAATGAGTTCCGGAAGGTCGTCCGCCAGGAGAAGTCGGCTCGCGACCGAGTAAACATCGGTCTCCGCCAGCTCGACGCATCGGTTGGTAGGCACACTGCCAACATCTCTAAGGGCATCAACAATTACCAGAACCGCCTGGGAATCATGCTGTCCTTCGCCGACGACAAGATGAGCGCCCACGTTAAGGGTCTCGGACAGAAGCTGATCACACTAAGTCAGCAGTGGGAGGACGCAGGCGGAAAGGTCTCGGGCGAGTGGAAGAAGTCGTGGGATCAGGTTTCCAAGCAGATCGACGCTTCGGGTAACTCATCGCTCATCGCCATCAAGAATCAGATGAACAAGCTGATGGCGGACTCGGATCGTTTCCGCGAGAAGATCCGGAACAACCTGATCGCCGCCCTAAAGGCTGAAGGCGTCAACGTCGATGATTCTGTCATCAAGAAGATCGACGAGCAGCTCGGCCTGCTGGTTAACAGCTCTCAGCTCAAGTCGGCTCAGGCCGTCGAGGCATTCCAGCAGAACTTCGGCCGGCTGCCTGGCATTGTTCAGGCCGCCATGGAGGAGTCCCGCACGCCGGAGCAGTTCCAGGCGAAGATGGAGCAGATCAACCAGATCATGGCGTCGATGACGCCTAAGATCGCCGCGTCATTCGCGAAGCTGCCAACGGAAATGCAGAAGACTCTTCTCAGCTCCACGGCTGCATTCCAGACCTGGCAGGGCATGGAAGTGTTCCGCCAGAAGGTCGCCCAGGGTGTGCAGGGAGCTGTCCAGCAGTTCCGGCTACTCAGCAATGAAATCGTCGGGCTGAACACCCCAATGCAGATTCTTGGCGGGCAAGTTGCTCTGATGACCGGCTTCGTCCAGCAGTTCAACGCGCAGGCCAACTGGCTCAACTGGATCCTGAACAGGGTCGGCGCACAGGCCGCCTGGGCGGGCTGGCAGATGGGCCAGGTGGCTGGAAACGCCAGCAGGGCCGCTAGCGCTGTCGTTCGTCTCAATGCCGGAAGCAGTGGACTAGCCACCTCCCTCAACCGAGCAGGAGCTTCGGCTAACAACGCCTCCATGCAGCTCTCGGGACTATCGGCCTCCGCAGGCCAGACGGGTGGGCAGTTCTCGGTATTCGCGGGACGAGTCTCGGGATACATGGTTCTAGCCGCTCAGTCCGTCCGTGACTGGACGAACAACATGCTTGCCACTCTTCGGAGCCTGGTAAGTAGGTCGGCCGCCTACGGGCGACTGACGGCCTTTGTAGCCTCCATCCGCTCGTCCATGAGTCAGGCGGAATCGTCGGTCCGAAGCTCGGTTGAGCGAATGCTCGCGCAGCTTCGCCGGCTGAACACAACCGTCACCGCTCGTGTGAATGTCCAGACACAGAATGTGCCTGCGCCGAACAACCTCGTTCCGCAGAACTTCGTGCCTCAGAACTTCACCACGTTCACCGCTCTGTCGGAGCCGGTAACGGCGGAGTTCCAGCCAATGGCAGCGGCGACCGATGAGTCCGGAAGCGCGTTCTTCACCGCGTGGAAGCGCGGCGCGGACAACCAGCTCCGTGAGCTGATGCGCATCTCGACTCGTACCGAATCGGACAGCGGACCGACCTACAACGTCCAGGTCGATGCGGCGCCGTATGTGCCCACTGAAAAGACGATTGTCACAGCGCTTTCCTACGCGGACGCGCTTTATGCAGCATAAGGAGATTCACCGTGGATCAGTTCCCCATGGTCACCCTGGAAGGGGTTGACGGCTCTCAGATTCCCCTCCTGGCCATGGGGGACCTCCACGGCTCCATCTGGCTTCGTAAGGGAGCCAAGGGGCTCGACATGCCGCCCTGGGACGTCCAGGCCGACGAGTACCCGGCTCGTGATGGCGAGTTCCCCCGAGCCCAGAGGGCTCTAGCTAGGGAGATTTTCCTCCCCCTCACTCTCGTCGGGGACTCCCGCCCCGAGCTGGTTGCCACCAAGCGCCGTCTCCTGGAGGCGCTGCCACCGTCCCGGATGGCTCGACGCATGGCTCGTCTCGTCACAGCGGAATACGACGAGGCCGATACCCCTGAGCCCCAGCGAGAGATCGAGGTCTACTACAAGTCCGGCCTTGAGGGCGATGAGGACCAGGACGTAGCGGGGCTACGTCATCTCAAGTACGGCCTCATCCTGCGGAGCACCGACCCATGGTTCCGAGCCCGCGAGGACACACGAATCGACTTCCTGACCTTCGAGGAGCAGGTCCCCTTCTTCCCGCCCGAGGGCGAGGAGTTCGTCTCCGTTGACGGACTGACGGGCGGCTTCAAGGTCTCCCCCGCGCCGACCTTCGTGTCTGAGACTTCTTTCTTCTATCCGGGCTCGGTGAGCGTCAAGCCCACGTGGCACCTCCAGGGACCGATCAATGAACCGTTCGCCCTGGTCCGGGCGGAGACCAACTACAGCCCCGAAGAGTCGCTGGTCATCGACGGCCTCCAGCTCGAAGCCGGGGAGACGGCGACGCTCGTCACCACACCCGGGCAGGTGAAGCTTTCCACCTCCGCAGGAGTGGACATCACCTGGAGCGCTCTGGGGACCAACCCCCGCTTCTGGTACATCGACCCCGGTGTCAACACGGTCTCAATTGACGGCCTCACCACGGAACCAGGCGCAGCTTCTTTCACCTACCGCACGAAGTACCTGGGGATGTGATGAGCGAGTTTCGAGTGTACCTAAGGGAGGCTCCCAAGAACCCCGATTGGCGAATGCCCCTGATCGCTGAACTGGATGAGTACAACTCCGTCGAGGCCATCATCCGCCACCTTGCCATCGGTTCATTCACGATCGAGATGCCGTCCAGTTCCACACAGGCCAGGCTTATCAAGCCAGGCCGCGGCGTCGTCATCTTCATTGAGGGACAGACCACACCGGTTTTCACTGGCCCGATCACGTCCATCAAGTCAACGAAGACCAAGGACGACCCCGGAACACTCACCGTTAACGGCTCGTGCGACAACATGTGGTTCGACGAGCGCATTGCCCGAAACGATGCGGAGGACACCTGGAATCGGGAGACAGAGGGTGACTGGGACGGCGAGCTTCAGATTGGCTCGACCCTGAGCCTCGTTGCTGAGAACTCCGCAGAGTGGATCTGGCATCTGGTCCTACAGAATTTCAAGATTCCGTACGTTGACACTTTCAACGATCTGAGTCGCAGGATTCCCTTCATGGAGCTGCCCAACGAAGCTCCATCGTCTGCTACATCACTGCCGAACGACGATCTGTGGAAGGGCTTCTCGGGGATTCACCTGAAGTCCATTGCGGAGCCGGTATTCGAGCTGAGCCGGAGGGCCAACCTCGACACCCGCTTCTACTGGGATCCAACGACGGAGAAGATCCATCTTCGGGTGGCTCCAGCTACGGACAAGTCGGGGACGGTCGTCTTCGACGAGCAGGTTGGAAACCTCGTCGGCCAGCAGATTGTCTCCGAGGCCCCTTCAGCTACCAGGGTCACCCTCTCGGGTGCGACCCCTACTGACGCCAATCCGCGAAGGTACTACCGCTACGTCAAGAACAACCTCCACAACCCTCCCGGATGGTCGGATCCGGGTTGGGGTCGAGAGGCCATTGAGGCTTATTGGAACCGCACCACCGAGGCTTACGCCGATGTGCGTGACACGAAGTGGCACCCGAATGTCGTTGGTGGCGTCATGCCCGAGCCGCCCAACAACAGCGTCGAGGATCTGAAGTTCGACACGGCCGCCACGGTGTATTTCGTGGAGAACGGCGTCAAGGGTCAGATCAGTCTTGATGTCCAGGACATTCCGACGTGCACCTTCGGTGTCCATTACGGCATCGGAAACGTCGTCCGAGTTCTGATCGACACTTCCATTCTTCCCCCCAACATCCCGGACTCCGATGGAGTCCTGCGACAGCAGGTCCAGGAAGTTCGCCTCGGCTGCAAGGCCGAGGAAATGTGGACGATCAAGCCGACCATCGGAACAGAGTCCAGTTCGAGCACGCCCTATGTCTACCGGGAACTGCGAAGGCTGCGGAGGCTGGTTGAGAAGACGAATGAGAGAATTTGATGACTGAGAAGGCTTACCCTTTTTCCACCGGTCCCGGCGCCTTTGTAACCGAAGAGGACTGGGCAGCGATGACCGAGGGCTACCAGGACACCGGCGTTTACGGTCATCCCGGCACAACTGATCTGACCATTGAGCCAGGCCCCGAACCCAACACTATTCAGGTCAACGTTGGCGACGCTCAGGTTTCCGGTTTCCACTACCGACTGACAGCTCCGAAGGTCATCAGTACCGTTGCCAACGCGGGTGCCACTGATCGCACAGACCTCGTCGTGCTCCAGCTCGACGAGGTGACCAAGACCATCACCCCCGTCCTGCTGACCGAGCAGAACGGAAGCAACGTCGGCCCCGACCGCTGCCCGATCGGCCTGTGGACACAGCCCCCGGCCGCTGAGGTCACTGCGGAGGACTGGGGAACGGCTACCGACGCCAGGTGGTTCATCGGCAACCGGGTCCGTCCCTACCTACCTACCGCGATGCCTCCGGCCTCGCCGGGCGGGATGATCTATGACGCCAGCGCCGATGGCGCTGGAACTGTTTTCCTGGGCAAGCTCGACTCCAATGGTCAGCCCTTCTGGTCGCCTTGGTACCCGATCTCTTCGGAGCGGATTGAAGTAAAGGAAGCAGGTTCCTCCGCTACCCAGCAGACCACGTCTACTGCGTGGATTGCGGGTTCTCCTCAGGTGTCCACGACATTCGAGGCTCCGCCTTCGGGGCAGGTCTTCATCACCGTCTACGCCCAGCTTGAGGCGCAGGGTAGCTCGTCCGCTTACTGCGGATTCGAGATTCGAGAAGAGAATGCCTCTGGAGCGGTAGTCGTCGCTCCGAATGTTGATGACGCTGCCGGACAGCAGATGGAGTATTGGTCGGGCTCGACTAGGCGCAAGCTGATCTCCGGGCTGACTCCCGGTGAGACCTACTTTGTCCGCACCATGCACCGAAGCGACCGAGCCGGCGTTCAGATCATCATCATCATGAGGAGCATTCTCGTCGAGCCGGTCTACACAGAGGTCGCCCCAGGCGCACCGGAGCCCGGTGACGTCCTAGACCCTGGCGACGTCGTACTGACAGCGGGTGGAAGCTCGATTCGTATCCCGGACGGAAACGTCACCACACAGGCTCTGAACATTCGGATTCCTGCGGGTGATAGGCCGAGTGCTCCAGATACCTTCGCCATTTTCTACAACACGGGTACCGATGCAGCTCCTGTTTGGGAGCGCACTGGATACTTCAACGAGTATGGAGAGCTGCGGGTCATCCCTTCCGCTCCGACAAGGGTCCCTGTTCGTATTCGTCTTCTGAATGGACAGACGAACGACGCGTTCCAGGTCGCCGACCTGAATAACATTCCGATGGCGGGATTCGCGGCGGACGGTACGGTCTACGCACCGAACATTGGTAATGCCAGGGTATTCACGGGTCCCAAGCCTCTCCAGGCAGAGCCTGGAGACCTTTGGATCAACCCTGGGACGACTCCGCCAACGCTGAATATGCGTGTAACGGGTGGGTGGTCACCTCTCCAGGGTGGAACTGTCGTTCCTGACGCTACCGAGGCACCGACCTTCGTCGATGCTGACGGCCTATCGGTGAACTCCACTTCCATCACGCTGCCAGCGACAGACGGAGACACTCTCGTTGCCTGCATCGGCTGGAACACGCAGGGGACCATGACGCCTCCTGCGGGATGGACACTGCTCCGAAGCTATGGAGCCTCCGGCTCCAGGTCTGCACTGTATGTGGCGCAGGCTGCGGAGATCGCTTCGAACACCTTCACGCTTACGGGAACGGCTGCGCTGATGTCGTGCATCGTCCTGGGCTACACAGCCGCGACGGTGCTGGATTCGGACGGCACCGTTGACGACATCAACGGGAACTTTGTTGCTCCAGCCCTGGCTGTGAACTCGGCGCCCGCCGTTGTCGCACGCTTCTACTGGGGCCGTGGTTCGACGATCACATCACTTACCAAGAATGACGCCACTGCGACCCTCAGGCGCGAGCAGTACGGAGGCGTTCCGACGTCCATCGGAATGATGGCCACCGGTCAGACTGTCGCCACTCCGCAGACCGTTCCTCTGGCCACGGCCACGGCGAACGTTACCGCTGGCGACGCAGGCGGATACACCGTCGCCCTCGTGGCTGCGTAAGAACCAAGTCTCAACGGCCGCCCTTCCTCAGAGAAGAAGGGCGGCCTTTTCACGCCCAAGGATTCCGTTGACAGAGGACAAGTTCTCTGCTCTCCAAGAGAAGTTCTACGAGCAGCAGATCGAAACGAATAGGCAGCTAAGCAAGGTTGCGGAGAAGCTCGCGGAAATCGCCACACTCCTAGCGGATACCCGGGAAGAGCAGGCGGATCACGAGATCCGCATCCGGGCGATTGAGAAGGACAAGCAAGACAAGGTCTCGCCAAACGTGACCTCCGCCCTTATCGCGGCGGTGGTCGCCGTCGCCCTTTTCGTAGCGCAGACATTCGTGAAGTGAGGAGGCCAAATGGCCGAAAACGAAGGGCTCCCTGTGGAGCCAAAGAACGGTGCTGATCGCACCGTCGAGAACGAAGAGGAGGTTCTCCGGGAGCTGTACGGCATTCCGGACGAGAACGGTTTCTTCCGAGGGGTGGGAAGCTGATGGCTGGTCCAACCGACCTGCTCAAGGTGGCTCGTGCCGACATCGGTCTCTCGGGCCGTCCAAACAAGATCACTAAGGAATACGCCAACCGCCACGGGGACGCGTTCCTGCGCGCTGCGTGGTGCGACATGGCCATCACCTACTGGGCCCGGCACAGCGGCAACGCCTCGGCCGTCCTCCCAGGCGGAGATCGCGCCTACACGGTTTGGCACGCGCAGGACTTCCAGAAGGCCAAGCGCTGGTACACAGGAACGGTCGCCAACCTGAAGAAGGCGAAGCCCGGCGACATCGTCTTCTTTGACTGGGGAGCAACCAACTCCGTTGGTGCCATCGACCACGTTGGAATCATTGAGAAGGTTCTCGGCGATGGCCGAATCCAGACCATTGAGGCCAACACTTCCGACGCTGTGAAGCGTCGTGTCCGCGACGCCTCCACAGTGGCCGGCTACGGCCGTCCCGACTGGGAGCTGGATACCCCTGCACCCAGCAAGCCCGCTACCCCGAAGCCCAAGCCGAAGACCGAGAAGGCTCCCGCCTTCCCCGGCCCGATGCTCCAGTACCCGCCTCTTCGTAAGACGGAGACGTGCCGTAAGTGGCAGCAGCGGATGAAGGACCGCGGTTGGGACATCGCCGTTGACGGTTGGTACGGCCCTGCCTCGAAGACCGTGTGTCGTCGCTTCCAGGCCGAGAAGGGTCTGTCGGTTGACGGCATCGTTGGCCCGAACACCTGGCGTGCCACATGGGAGTCGCCGGTCACATGATGCGCCTACTGAAGGCGCATCCGATCCTCGTCACCGTCATCTTGCTTTTGCTGCTTGGCGTCCCATGCGTCCTCGTGTGGGACGCCCGGCCTGACGTGATCTATCTCAATCTGAGGAGTCCGAATGAGTGAACTGAAGGACACTGCTAAGGACGTCGCCTTCGACGTCCTGGACGATGGGGAGCTGACTTCCGAGTCGGTGTCCCGCGTGAAGCGTGTAGGTATCGCCCTTGCCGTTGGTCTGCTCGCTGCCGTGTTCTCGACTGTGGCGACAGTCCTCGTGACCGTGCCCGTCGAGGGCGAGTTCGACCTACCGAGCCTGATGGAGACTCTCCGCCTGGCCGTGGTCGGAACGGTTGTGGCCTACGTGAAGGACAAGCTGTAATCCCGTCGAAAATCCGGCGCGGGTTCTTGTGATTTCCTACTACTTCAGTGGGAAATAGGAACTAAGAGAAAGGGGCACCCCCGAAGGGGTGCCCCGCTTTTCTCGTTTCTGGACTAGGCGCCCAACTCCTCGGGAGACTTCACGATGTCGTCGATCTTGGCGAAGAAGCCCTTCTCGTTCCCGTCGTCATCGATGACGTTGATGAGGATCTCCCCGCTACCCGTGACTCGGACGGTCGCGTGACCGGTCTCTCGCGGGAGAACGATCTCAATGGTGTCGAGGTGACTGATCTCGTGTGTACTCATGGCACCCTCAATCGATGCTGTGGTCGAACACGATTGTCCAGAACTCGTCGTGGTCCAAGCTGTCGATGCCGTACTCACCATCGCTGGCATCGACGGCTCGCTGGACTTGATCGCGTAGCGATGATCGATCCAACGGTCTTCCTCCTCAGGAGTTCGCGGCCTCGTAGCGCTGCACGATGTGGATCGGGATCCGGCCCCGCTCGTTTACCTTAATCCCCTTGTCCTTCGCCCACTGCCGAATCTCCTGGTTCCGCTCCCGACTGGCGTCGGGCTTGCTCGTCCCAGCCGGTCGCCTGGTGGCCTTCTGCCGACGTCCCTTCTCCATGAAGGGGTGCAGGGCCTTACGCAGCTTCGCCGCGTTCTTGTCGTTCAGGTCGATCTCGAAACTTTCCCCGTCCAAGCTGAAGGTGATCGTCTCCTTGGCCTCGGAGCCGTCAATGTCGTCGAGCAGAAGCGTCTTGATCTCAGTAGCCATCCTGTTTCTCCCTTTAGTTTCTAAAACAAAGCCCCTAGCCCATGTTGGCTAGGGGCGGTTTCGTCGTTTACGGATTACTTGTTCAGCTTCTCCCGGAGGTCTTCCTTGTCCACGTCACAGCCGGGGCAGGAGTCCGTGAGCTTGTACCCATGATCGCACCGCGTCTCCCCGGCCTGCTGTCGTCCAGGCCCGCTGATGTAGTACTCAGGCCATCGAACCACATCCCACACTGTGGGTGCCCTGCTCTTGACGAGGTCGGGCGGGCTTTCGTCGCTCACTTCTGCACCCGCCAGTCCTGACGGAGCTTCTTCCTCAGGAACAGCTCGTCCTGCTCCATCTGCTGACCGTGGAGCTTCTGGTAGTCCTTCACCTCCAGGCCGACCTCCTCGAAGGAAGCCCCGAGCGTCTCGGGGAAGTAGCGCGTCATCAGCTTCAGGTAGAGCCCCGCGCCCGAGCTGGTCAGCGGAGCCACCATGCTCGCCTCCGACAACGCAATGACCAGCTCCGCCCCCGTGGCGGCGCGAGTGTCCAACCCTTCGGCCACGCGATCCAGCAGCTCGGCGCAGTGCTGCCGGTAGAGCAGCTCGGTTTCCATCCGTTCCGGAAATCCGCGGTCTGGATCGGGGCCCAGTAGTCGGAACGAATGCCAGATCGGACCCATCTCGTCCATGTTGACCGGCCGTCCATCAGTGTCCCGGAGCAGCAGCGGTTCACCGTGGCGCTTCTGCGCCAGCTCAATTTCCTCCTCGGCGATCTCCATCTGGCTGAAAAGGCCCGTCAGCGAAGACTCGATCGAATCCATCACCTCGGCGACGTCCATAGTTCCTCCTCCAATTTGGCATGAAAAAAGCCGGTCCGAAGACCGGCGTCACAGAATGGGGCTATTTCCTATCTCGGATTTCCGCAAGGATCCGTCGCATCGCTGCGATCCCTCTCGCTCCCTCCAGAGGAGCGACCGCGTCAGGCCAAACCTTGCGCGCCAGCTCGACGTACTCACGGCCCGCGAGGACGATCGTCAGGTCCGACTGCCAGCAGCCCATCATCTTGGCCTGTCGCACCAGGCGAGCAGGCTTCACCTGGTCCGGATCCCCGATCCTGGTGTCGTAGGGCCTCATGGGGTGGCCTGGTCCGACCAGGCCGTATCGGGCAGACAGAACGAACAGCCTGTCAGGCCGTAGGCTCCTAGCCGTCTCCATGCACAGCTTGTGGAAGCTGCCGGTATACAGCTCCCCGGCATCAGCCGGCCTGTCCCGCTTGGCCCGACTACACCCGACAACCACCACCAGGCGGACGCGTTCATCCTCGGGGACCCTTGCCCACGGATCCCGGGGGATCACTTAGGCGTCCCCCTTGACGTCCTTCACTCGAAGCGCCTGGGTGGCCCGCTTCACCTTGGTCCAATGATCTATCCTTTCCTGCGCGTGCTTTTTGATGACCGCCTTGCACCACGGGAAGGTGTAGCCATACCTCCTGTCAAAGCTCCCCGGAGGAGCCTCTTCCTTGAGCCGAATCCGAGGGTTGTCCAGGTCCCCCCAATCGACGAAAAAGTCACCGGGCGTTGCGTTGTCAGCCATGCCGTCTCCCATCCATACCGAATGTTGTGATGTAGTCGAATGCGCACTCCGCGGAACAGAACTCGTCGAAAACGATCAGCGGGTTCCAGCTCCAGCAGAACGAGCACCTGTCGTTCCTCGTGGACTCGTCCGGGGAATCGGTGTAGCTCCCGCCATGAACCATGGCGGTCTCCCGGATGTCCTTCGAAAAGTGGGTGTGCTCGTCGGCCGGTGAACCCTTCGGCCGGCCTTCGTCGTCGGACTCGAACTTCCACCATCCGGGGTTGGCCTTCAGCCACTCCCGAGCCTCCAGGAGGCGAGGGTCGGTACCCTCGGGGATCAGCCCGCTCTCGTCCATCTCCACATGGCCCTCAGAGAGCCTCTGAAGCTCCGAAAGAGCCCACCGGACATCTCCGTACTCATCCGTTGTGGGAATCGAATGTCCGAGCCCTGGGAGCCCGTCAGGGCCTGTCTTGTGGAAGACACCGGAACGGTTGAAAACGTCATCGTCGCTCTCACCCGTGGCTCCCCAGACTTGGGACGCCTCCCGGCGGATGGGCTTGCCATCCGTTAGCCACAGCTCGCCGAAGCGCGACGCCGCCCGTCCCTTCTTGTGTCTGTCTACCCTCCTCTTCCTCTGGGTGTTCTTCTTCCTGGCGTTGGTGGCCTTGTGAACCTGGCAGTACTTCGGCTTCCTGCCCTTACCCGACCACGGGAGTTCGGTCCGGCACTTCGGAGTCAGACAGCGGAGCAAACCAAATCCTCCTCTGCCTCTTCGACTTCCTCGAAGTCGTCAATGATCTGCATATACAAAGGGGGTCTCCCGCCTGTGGATTTGCCCTTCCACATGCGAATATTGGGGCACTTCTCAGCCTCGTTCTCTATCGTCTCGGCCTTGATGTGCTTGCCGATTTCCTCCCACAACTGTGACCGAGAAACGGGTTGTGGTTCGCCGTTCTCGTTCCGCGCTTCGTCCAGTACGTAGAGGATCTTCTGACGGAGACTCTCGCCTCCCGTTTCCGGCAGGATGTATCGAACGGAATCCACGGAGTAGGTGACGATCGCAAGGGCGCTGTCCAGATCGGCAATGCTGACTTGGTCCCGACCATCGGCGACGGCCATCAGGCCAGCGAGCCGAACCATGTAGGCAAGCGCTCTCTCGGACATGTTGGCGAGGACCTTGTTGCCCTTGGTCAGGTCCTCGCACTTAGGCCGGTGCCATTCCTTGATGCGCCGGGCGACATCCGGAGTCACGTCTATCGGGTCATCCCTACCGAGGTTTGCGGCGTGGGTTCCCATCTCTCGAAGGCGATCGGCTAGAGTCTTCTGAGTCGCCGCGTAAGCGGCCTCCTCCTCGTCGCTCCGGTAGAGGTCCACCGTCTTCGACTGCTCAACCCAGACGAGCAAGAAGCGGTTGAACGTGCCACCACTCGCGTTCAGGGTGCCAGTGATCGCAGCCCAGTTGTCCGGCTGGACGTGCAGCACAAAGCCAATGTGAGGCTCATCGACACGGACGTTCGTCTTCGCTGTCTTGTGCCCGATCGGGCTGCCGTCCCAGACCTTCCGGAACATGGGACCAAGTTTCCGGCTGTTCTTGGTCGCCCCAACGAAGTCGTCTCCCTCTTCCTCCAGGAAGAAGCAGGAAGCCCCGTCTCGGTCCGCCAGCTCGGCCAGGAGGCCGAGGGCGGTTGCCGGAACACCCTCATCAACGATGCTGGTAGTCGCCCACTTGTTGAAGGCTCGACGGACGATGGGCATCGCTACCCGAGCCGTGGCGCCCTTCCGGCCTGTGCCGGACTCCCCCACGAGAACGGCCCAGATAGACATGGGCGCGGTCCCGCTGCCCATCTTCACCCGAATATCAGGGCCGATGTAACCACTGAAGGCTGACATCAAAGTCAGCATCACGCCGATCTTTGCGCCTTCGCAGTGCGGATCCAGCTCATCGGCCATCTTGCCGAAGACGTTGTCAAAGGCTACTTCGCTGACTACTGGAGTCTTCTTCTCGGCCATATCTCCTCTCCTCCAAATCCACGGATACGGACACGGATAAGGCCGGTCCCGAAGGACCGGCCCAGACCGAATCAGTACCTGCTACTTCTTGGTGGAAGCAGGCGCCTTGTTAGAGGGCGCCTTCGTGGTCGTCGGGGCCTTGTGGGTCGGTTTGTTCACACGCGGAGCCTTAGTCGTCCGAGGACGCTTCGTCTTGTGCCGATCGGTGTCGATCTCAAGCTCGATGCCACCCCCGCCACCGGATCCGCCGGCCGAGCTACATGCCACGGCGGAAGCGCCGATCAGCAGCACCGCCACGAGGACCAGGACAGCGGCAATTTTTATGTTGGTGTTCATCAGAACTCCTCTTCACTTAGCTCGACGCTGACGATCCGGGCGCGCTCGTCAACGATCGCAACCACGCGTAGGGCCCGCTCTAGATGCTTGAGGGCGTTCAGCAGCTCGCCCTCAAGACTGTCAACCACGGTGTCTTCGCCACTGAAGTAATTCCGGGCCTCTCGGAGGCTCTCTTCAGCATCGGAGATTGCTTCCTGGACGAGCTGAGCTTCGATCGGGAAAAACCCGAGCATCTTCTTACCATCACTGCGCGTGTAGGTGGACACCACATCTCCCTTTCTAGTCAGCCACTATGGCGTGACAAACACCTCGTCGTCGGCGCAGAGCGCCACGTCACACATGGATAACCTCATCTTCAGAAAAAATGGTGAGCATCGGAGACGTAGTTGCCTCCCACATCTCTCGCCACCAACGCCTTACACAGACCGGGTCCCGCTCATCGGGGAACGGAACTTCGAACTCGTCCCCGAGGGCTTCGAGATGCTCCATCGCCCCAAGACGAATGTCGGAGATGGTGAAGCCAATGAAGATGGCGGGCTCCCGGTCAAAATCGGAGCCCCATTCCAGAAGCCCGTAACGCTTCACACCTCGTCCTCTTCTTCCTCGAAGGCAATCCTCGCGTAGTCGAGAATGAACTCGTAGTCGAGCCCCTCCGCCTTCGCAAAGAGAAGAACGTCGGCGATCAGGTCTGCCAGCTTCACCGCTTCGCTCTCACCGCTGTAGCGGTGAGCGTTGTCGGCCTCATACGTCTCAATCGCGCCCATGGCGCGTGACGGCGCCAGGTTCGTCACAGTTGCTCCTCGATGAGCTTCGCCAGCTCCTTGAACGGCTTCTCGGGATCCATCATTTACCCCTAGTCCTGTCCTTGATCTTGTCCAATGCCTTCGGGTCCGTCTTCGGAACCCGCTTGATCGCTTCCGACTTGATGGCCTTCTTGACCTTCTTCTCGTCGGGCTTACTCAAAGTCCTCCTTGTTGCACTCATGCCAGCGCTTCCAGAAGCGCGCTTCCCTGTAGGTGATGTTGTGGTTGGACCACTTCCAGTACCTCTTGCAGATGATGTGTCCGTTGTTGCCGATGGAGTTGAAGTACCGACACTGGACGCAGTCCAGGGGAAGAACCCGCCGCACGAACTGACCGAAGATCATGCGATCAGCCCTCGGTTCCTCGCCGCCTCTTCCTTGAGCCGGCGGACGTAGAAGCCCCCCATGAGTCCGGTCTCATCGATGGCGGCGTCGATGGCGTCACCGATGTCCTCGCCGTACACAACGGCGATCTCCTCTTCGGCCCCGTCTTTGACGATCCACCAGTTCGTAGGCTTATCACCCTTCATCGCGTTCTCCTCCCTTCCGCAGCCTCTCGCGGAGCAGCAGATAGATAGCCAGCAAATGGGCATTGCTCCCGATCAGCAGCAGCCCAAACCCCACCTCGACCTGAGTCATTGGCTCTCCTTTCGACTGTCCAGGCATGGAAATAGCGAGGCCCCCTTCCAAAGAAGGGGGCCTCGCCGTAACCAAACCCATCACACTCGTTTTATGTGGGTCCAGTTCCTTCTTCGCATCTCGTCAGTGGCGTCGTCCCAGGCCCCGAAAACGTCATCCCAGATATCCATGGCGTACGGAGCATCGAGGTTCACAGGTAGGGCCCGGTTCTTGCCTCGGTAAAGGATTTCTTCGAGCGCACACAGCTCCTCGTCGGTTAGCTCAGAAAACATATCCGGACTCTCGCTCCTGGGCGTCGAAGAACTCCTCCAGCCAGACGTGATCAAGGACTTCAACGTAAATCTCAGCGAGTTCCGCACTCGTATCGCTGTCCGGAACCCGTATAGCCGCACGGCGAAGTCTTCCTGCCAGCTCATACAGCTCATCGACGCTTAGTCCGCGAAACATGCTGTCTCCATTCACGCCAGGACCCCACGACCCCGACCGTCCAGAGGACGGCCAGGGTCGCGAAGAACCAATCCCATCCGGCGAACATCAGCGCTGAAGCAGGCCCCGGCTGGGGTCGGCCTGGTGAGCCTCCTCGACCTTGTCCAGAGCGGTCATCGCCAGCTCCGGGTCGGTGATGGCCATCTCACCGAAAGCGTGGATCAAACCCTCACACGTGAAGTCGCCAGTGAGCAGCCGCATCACGAGGGCGAACTTGGCTGCCACCTTCGATACGGCCTCAGCCTCCGTAGCGAAGCCGTTGTACGGGTTGTCGGTGAGCGGGTAAACGTCGTTCTCGAACAGCATTGTGTGCCTTTCCATGCCCTCGGGAGGGCATCGTCTTGGCAGCCCTGCGGAGCTGCCTTCCTGTTAGTTGTAATCAGCCGGGGACTGGTGTTCCCAGAAGTAGGGAATGTTGCGAACGTCCTCCGGATCATCGAGATCCGCTTCGAGGACCAAGCCGTCTCGTGTCACCCTGTGAGTGACGCTTTCGCCTTCCTCATTGGCGTATGTCTCGTAACTACTCATTCCTCTCCTTGGGCTTCCAAATTTGCGCGGGCATCCGCGATCAGCTCCTCCATGAGAGAGTCGATGTCCGGCAGGACGGAGCCGGGAGGGCCCCAGATGGCGGAAGAACCCACGGCCCACCAGCAGCCCTCAGGCAGCTTCTTGTCCACGACCGCGATCAGACCGTCCAATGCGTCCAGAGCACGCTTGTCCAGCTCCGAGCTGGGAGCACCCTGGTTGATCAGGTCCTGCACGAAGGTTGCGAAGATGCCTGTCCATATGAGGCGCTTGCTCTGGAACAGTTCAACGTTCTCGTCCTCACTCAACTCTCTCTCCTGTCTCGACAGTAGGGTTGTGATTTGATCGGACATGGAAAAGGCCACCTTGAAGAGGTGGCCCCTCCCAAATCGGATCAGATCAGCGGCGTTCGTCGTCGGCCAGGGCAACGGCCAGCGCCCACGCGCAGCCCTGGTCTTGCTGGTATTGCACCGTTCCCGCCCATTCGTACTGGTCGAGCGTGGTCTCAATGCCCATGTTCGGAAGAACGGACCCGATGTAGTCCTCGTCGATTCCATCGGGCACGGGGGTCCCGAGATTGGTGAACGCCTGCCCGAAAATGCACGCCCCGTACTGCTTCCCCGCCCGTTCCGTGGGGTTGTAGAAGCACGATCCGTGATAGGACTCGTATACGAAATCGGGATTCTCCGCCGCCAGTCGGCGAACCTCGTTCTCGATCTGCTTGAATGTCAGCGTCTCAGTCATCTGCTCTCCCTATCTGGGCATGAAAAAGGCCCGCCATCTAGCGGGCCTCGTGAACGTCTACTTAGGCAGCGGTGACGTAGTCGCGCGCACGCTTGGCGCGGGCGAGATCCTCTTTCAGGCCGGCAGAGTCGTATCCGTCTTTCTCAGCGGCTCGAATGAGCCGGTTCAGCTCCCGGATCTGACGCTGCATGGCGGTCGCGAGAGTCACCCACACCTCGGGGTCATCGATCACCGTCAGTCCCCTATCCTCTGGAGTGCTGTGAACATGGTGACGTCGATGTCGTTGGGTGTGGACCACTGCTGGTCCGGCTCATGGCGTAGTGAGGCAGTCATGGGGAATGTGGCCCAGACCCTCACCGCCCAATCGTCATCGTCTCGTCCTTCCCGGTAAACGAGCCAGACGCCGTATCTTTTGCGAAGCACGCTGTAGGGCTCGCCCTTGTAGACGAATCGAGACCACCCCCAGGGGAGGGTGGTCCACCTTCCAAGCGGATGCAGCTCCATCAGAACCTCCCTCAATTCACGATGTCGTGAGCCTCAGTCAGGAGGTCGCTTAGGTCGTCCTCCGAGCCGACGAGTTCCTCCCAGTCGTGATCGAGCGTTCGACGGACGTGGACAGACCATGTCCGGGAATGCCCGTCCCAATAGACCTCGATCAGCAGCTCCTTCATCAGAACCCCTCGCATCCCTTGTGCGTCGTCTTGGCCTTCTTGCCGCTCTTGGTGACGCAGTGGTCCGTGCCACCACACGGGCGCACCACAACCGGGAAGTCCTCCACCGGAGCGATGACCTCCTCCGCGATCTCCTCGAAGGGCACCAGGCCGACCGGCAGGTCCGGCCTCTTGGTGTGGTTGTCGGCTATCCCCCTTGCTACGGCCTCCAGCTCGGCCGTGTGCTGGCCCATCCACTTTCGGTTCTTCTTGTCGTAACGCCTGCGCTGCGGAGGCGTGAGCGGACCACCGTTGTTCTGAGCAAGATAGACCCGAGTGCGGCGACTGATGGTCATCGGCTTGGCAGCGGACATGTCATCTCCCTTTTGTTTGACGTGTCAGGCTTGAACGGTCCTAAGAAAGCCCCGGAGCACAGGCATGTGGCCTGTGCTCCAGAGTCATCCGAGGCCCATCAATCAGCGGCAGCACTCACATTCTTCGTTTCCGTCCTCGTAGCCGAGGTACCTCGAATGGAAACTGCCGTCCTCCAGGGCGTTTCGCATTTCCTGGATTTCGTCCAGGTCGTTGTCCCCGTTGAAGAGGACATCCGCCTCATCCCAGGTCAGGTCCAGAACCTGGCGGCCGTACGAGGGGTACGACACGCGGATGCCGTCCGGCAGGGTCACATCGTCGTAGTCGGTGAACTTCGTGCCCTTCGGCGCGTACATGACGGCGGCCCAACCCGCGATGCAGCACGCGGTTCCGCACTTCAGCTCGTCGTCAATCTGACCCTCCTCCCCGTGCTTCACCTCACCATTGAGGCCGGATGTCCATGTGCCCTGATCGTGCTTGATCTCCTCGGCCGTGATCAAGTCGATGATCTTGTCGAGTCGCCCGATGTTCGCCATTGCTGACTTCCTCTCCTTTTGATGAACCTGACTCCTAGACAGGCAACGGCACCCGTCCTCAAGGAGGACGGGTGCCAGAGTCCATCGGGGAATCAGCTCAGAGGGTGCAGGCGATCCGCATTCTTGACTGCTTCACCCCAGGGCTTGCCTCGGTCCTGTCCCTTCTGGGCGTACCACGCCCAGCTCTCCTCTTCAGGAGTCATCTCGATCGCCAGGATCCTGAGAACTGTGTCGATAGGCCTGGTGTCCAGGTGCATCGGAATCGGGTGCCCCAAGGCGATGAACGCCTGACCGAACAAGCAGCCGGGCTGCAAGTCATCGGGGTTGTAGCGGCACGAGATGTAGTCGCCACGGTCGTAAACGAAGTCTGGGTTCGCGCTCGCCAGTTCGCGCACCTTGCTCTCCAGGGCCGCAAAGGTTGGCTTGGTCATGTCAGTTCCTCCGCTTGTTGATTTCGGCAGTCCACGCCTCGGTGAGCTTCTCGTAACCCAGCATGTAGATTTCTGGGTCATTCCCCGGCTCGAAGAACCCGAGATTGGCGGCCTGTCCATCCGCCTCTGAGATCCCCAGCTCGTCCATGCCGAGGCTGTAGCTGTCGTACACCTGAGACAAAATGCAGTTCCACGGCGATTCCAGCCTCAGGATTCCGAGGTCGATCTCCTCGAACCAGTTGGGGTACTCCGCGTCGAGCAGATCCGCGCCAGCCTTGGCGCGCTCCTCGTAGGTGAGATCCATGTCAGTTCTCCTCATTTCACTGTGTCGATGTGGAAGATGAGCGCGTACCAGGAGTCGGTGATGTGCTTCGCATGGAAACGGTCGTACACTTCCGAAACGGTCGCGACCGTGGGCCAACCCGCTCCGGCGGAGACGGAACGGAGCAGCTCTATGGAGTCCTTAGCAGGAATCCAGATGGCGCGGTAGTCCGCGCCTCGAACGTCTTCCCATGCCCACACGTGCGAACCGTCAGACGTTGTCCAGTGCCGCATCAGTCCTCCGTAATCTCGAAGTGGCCGATGGTGTTGCCGTTGGTGTCCTGGATAGTGCCCTCGCGGGCTCCTGCGTCAACCTGGTCCCTTACCAGGTTGAAAATCCTCCAATATTCAAAGACAGGGGAGGATTTGAAGATTGCCGTGTCCGTCCTGAATTCCAGCTTGAACATCACACCCACCTCTTCATCTCGGCCCCGCTGATCACCCGGCCGCTCGGAAGGGTTACGGCCTCGATCTCGTTTCCGTATGACCACTTGCCTTTCATTTTTCGGAAGAAGGAGGCGTCTTCCGGGGTCACCTGGTAAGCGTGCAGGGGTTCCGGCTCCTCTTCCTCAACAGCCGTGTTCATGGCTCTCCTCTCAATCGGAACTTCGGGAAAACAAAAGGGCGCACATCCACCGATGTGCACCCGATGCCCTACCGACGTTCTCAGGCGGCTCGACGCTCTGTGATCAGCGCGTGCCAGGCGTCCGTCAGCGCGGGATACTCGTCGTACCCGATCGCCGAGAACCCGAGGTCCCGCCTATCCCAGACGTCGTCCAGCCCAAGCACGTAGTAGCCCGTGTTGTAGTCGTCGTAGAGCTGCGCCAGGACGCAGTAGTCCCCGTCCGCGACGTCGAGCGTCTCCAGGTCGATCTCATCGGCCCAACCCGGACGCTTCTCGTCCAGGAAAGCGGCTCCGTCCTTCACTCTCACTTCGATGTCCAGCATGTGTCCTCTCCTTTTCGATTAGCTCGCGTCAGGCCTGCTCAGACTGACGCTCCCGGATGAACTCCTTCCACTCCTTAGTCAGTTGGGGGTGATCGCCGTTCTCAGCGGCGAAACCGTGCTCGTGCACGGTCTCCCAACTGGTGTAGTAGCCCATCCACTCCCAGAAGTCGCCGAACACCTGGCCGACGACACAGTCCTTGGGATCGTTGATGCTCAGGAGGTCCAAGTCGATCTTCTTGACCCATTCCGGATCGACTCTGTCCAGGTATGCCGCGCCGCGCTTGATCTCCGTCTCAAACATGTGCTCTCCTCTTGCGTTGTCGGATGAAAGAACTAGAGAAGGCCCAGGATCTGGGCTGCTTTGGCCCTCAGCAGCAGAAGACCGACCTCGGCTTCAGCCTCGGTGTCGTAACCCTCGTCGCTGAGAAACCGGCTGTCCTCGTAATCCATGTAGTCGAAGTCCTGGACACAGATGATGCAGGGCTTGCCATCACGGTCCAGGTACAGCCGGTAGTGCGGTTTGGGGTTGTTCCTGTTGTCCCAGTCCTTAGCGGGGTCGTAGTTGAACACCTGTCACACCCTCAGAGAATGCTCATCTGGCCAGGGCACTGGCCCTCGAACTGCTTCACCATGTAGTCGGCCAGGACCTCGTAACCGAGGTCCGTCAGGTCGTAGAGGTAGTCGGGGAACTCGGGCCCCTGTGCTTCCAGCACACGCCGCGCCAGATCGATCTGGAATTCCTCATCACCGGTCCCCCGCATGAGGACGTCTCGGTGTCCCTCGGCCTCTGGGTAAATCTCGTGATCGCTGCACGTCTCCCAGAAGATTTCACCGGCCTTGTCCGTCCTGAGATCCAGATCGATCCCGAGACGCTTCTCGATGTCGGACGCGATGTCCGACTCCATGTATCCGTCCCACGCCCGCTCCGCGCGCTCGTCGAGCAGCTTGGAGTTGTCCTCTTCGTCGTACAACGGGTAGTCGTGCTTCAGGCTGACAAGGTTCTCGGCCAGGTCCATGGCGTGATCGGCGTTCTCACCCCATCCGAAGTAGACGTCCACCTGGAGGCCGTAGGGGCTGTGGCCCCAGTACCTCGTGGAGTCGATCACGATGTCCTTGTAGTCACGGGCCAGGGATCGCTGGTTCGACTCGGTGATGTCATCCCCGGAGTAGTCCGAACCCGACCACGGCCCGTCCAGCTCGAAGGCGATCTCGTCTACGCCTTCGCACCGGTAAGGGATCTCGGCGCCCTTCTCCAGGTCGATCACGCCGCTGTCCACCAGGAAGCGGAACGCAGGCGACATCTTGAACCAGAGGTCGTCATACGGGTACGGGAAGGTGTGGACGTAGTCCTTCACCAGAGAAACGACCATCTCAGGCCACCCGGTTCTTGCGCCGACGTTCGGCCGGCGTCTGCGCGTTCCGCGTCTCGGCCTGCTGACGCTTTAGCTTCTTCAGGGCACGCATGATGCCCTTGTTGCCGTTGACCTTCCTGGCGCCCGGCATGTAGGCGCCGTTCCATCGGTAGTCGCTCATCTCATCTCCTCAGTAGAAACGATTCGTAAGAATGCAAAGAGGCACCTGGGTATCACCAGGTGCCTCGATGAGATCCGACGACTCGTCAGAGCCCTTCCGTGGCCTCCCACTCCATCTCGTCCAACTCCTCGGGAGTTGGGCAGTAGTCGTCCTCCGGGTAGTCACACTCGTCCCGTTGGACGGTCCAGTTTTCATCGATGTAGACGTGGCACATGATCGCTACGCGGCGTCCACCCGCTCGGCGGCCTCACGCAGCATCTTGCGCACAGCGAGCTTTCCCTCTCGCTTCAGCCGACGACGTTCCTTGTTCTGCTCCCGCGTCCCCTTCGCGCGGTAGCGCTCGCACTTCACCTTGTTCCGCCCGATCTTCTTACCCTTGGCGCCCTGCTTGGCCATATGTCATCCCTCCATCTGGTGTGTTGTCAGGAAGTGCGCTGGTAGTACTCCGTGACGGACAGTCCGCGCATCTCCGCGATTTCGCGGACGACTTCCCTCCGGGTAATGACCCGGTTGGGGTGGACGGTAAAGGTCACCTGAAGGATCTCGTTGTCGCCGTAGATCACGCTCAGTTCTTCCGCGGCTTCCTTCATGGTGTCGAAGACTCGACCTGTTGACCCGACTTCCACGCCCTCGCCAGGCTCGACGTAAATGACCTCGTACCCGTACTTCACTTGCCCTCCTGTCACGTTGAATGGCTTAAACGGCCATGGCTCGTTTGGGTAATCCCGCACGTCATCCATGACCAGACGAGTCATTCAGTGGACACAAGCCAACGGCTCGTCATTACCGGGCGAGCGGCTTGAAGAAGATCGCGTAGTCCGTGAACCGCCTTCCGGCAGCGTTCACGACACCCACTTCGGTGCCGTATGCCGTGGTGTGAGGCCGCTCGGTGATACGGAATACCCCGTCCTGCGGGTAATCGACGTCCTCCACCAGGGAGCCGACCGGCATGTTGAACTTCTGGTCCACGATCACCATGGAAATCCTCCTGAAGGTTTTCCGGACCGATGACAGGCACTCATCGGGCACGCAATGTCAGCGTGCGACGTACGGCAATGGGCGTACGTTTCGGCCTAGTCGAGATGACAGGCACGAGACCTCATCACTAATGGTCTGCTAACGACCTGCTAAAACTGGCCAAAAAAAGTGGCCGAATGCGTCGCGCCGTGACGTGCGACAAGCGTCTTGTTCTCCCGTAGAGCCTTCTCCAGTTCCTCCACTGGGATGCCGCGCCTAGCGGCGGCCTCGATCAGCTTGTCGCGGTTCAGCTTGCCGAGGTTCATCAGTAGCCCCTTTTCGCGAGGGCACGGAAGATGCACACCTGTGCATCGTTGTCCGTCTCGAAGTTGGCCCCCAGAATGGCGATCGAACCCGCCCCATCGGGGATGGCGGCGGCCCACGTGTCGAACTTGGTTCGACCAGTCCGGCCACAGAACTCCCCGTTGCCGGTCAGGATGTCCGTCCCCCCGAAGTCGTTCGGGAAGTAGCCGGGACTGAACGCGAGGTCCATTAACCCTCCCAAAGGAAAAAGGCCGACCCAAAAGGGTCGGCCTTTATCGGACAGTACTAGCTGGCTTCACGCATCATTCGGGCGTAAACGTCCGGGTGACGTTCGCGAAGCGTCGCCATACGCTTTTCGTGCGCTGCGGCATTCTTCGGACTCGACATCCGCGCGGGCGGGTAGCCCTTTGGCGCGGAACTCTGCTTACGGGGAGACTTACGAGCAGCCGTGAACGGCTTAGTCTCGCCCACTCCCGTACGCGTACCCTTACCGCTGGACAGGTGGAGCATCCTGCGGCCCAGACCGTTATTCCGGTAGTGGTGACGGTCAGTAGGTTCCGCTTGGGAGAAGTCTTTTTTGGCGTCGAAGTCCGGACGCTGCATCTGACGTTGGTACATGATCCATCCTTTGGTCAGAGGACTTTCCGAGCGTCTGAGTTGAAGGCTTTACGCCGGGTACGACTGCCTAGTTACCGCCGGACCTACCGCCTTTCGGCGGTGGTTTCCCACGGTAAGCGCGTGTTCACCCGCTACCTTTGGGCTGGCGACCTACCGGCCATAGTCCGCGAAGCCATCTAGTTCACCCGCGATTTTTCTCACGAGGCTTCAAGCGCCACTTTCGCGCCCGGCACGTTTCCCAACGTTCCGTTCGAGCCTGCCCGTAAGTGTCTACGGCTGACTATGGGCATCTTCGCGAACCTCGGTTTGGTCCCTGCCCTCCCGGTCGTCGTTGCCGGGTTTCGTTCCTCCGTCTGCTTCCCGGGCCCCGTGGTGGCGGTCCGTGTTGCTGACAACCGAAAAGCTAGCAAACACACGACGTGCTAACACCCTGTTTTAACAGGTTGTGCGTTCTTCTGACCTGCGGCTTTAGGTCGTTTCCGCAGGTCACAATAGGTAAGAGCAAGATATTTTAGAGGACTTGCGTTTCTCCAGGTCAGGGCTCAGAAACTCACTGAAAAGAGTTCTGAAACTACGCTCCGTGGAGCGGGGAGCGTGTCCCGGCCCGCCCGGATGAAAGAACCAACGCACGCGCGAGCCTCCCTCTCGCGCGCGTACGCGCGAGGGAAGCTCACTTGACGCTCACTTGGCAGGGTTTGGGTGCTGGCAGCGTTTCGTTACCGAACCGAGATACCGAGCCAGGGAGCATCGGCCCCCGTGAGGGGTCGATTACCGAGTGTAGGAATAGTGCCCCTAACCAGGCAGGCAGCGAATAGGGCCAGGGCCATAGTGGGACTAGGGAATGGGGGTTCAAGCGCTCACGGGCCCTCTGAGAGCCGTTTAGAGGGTGTTGGCACAATGGCGAGGTGTGTGTTAATCGCGTACGCGCGTGGTTTATTCATCCGCGCGTGCGCACATGTGCGCATATGCGCGTGAGGTATGCACTCAATGTGGCTACACACTGTTGATGATGTGAGTGACACACTCACATGGTGTTAGCGCAGATCACAGTGCACGGCGTGCACTGAATGTGATTGAGTGATGACTGTCACATACAGTGAGGGTGATCACGCGTGGGAGTGTGTTGCCGCAGGTCAGCCTACCCCTGGGGGGGTACCTTCATTCGTCCGGGGGTGCGGGAGAGACTCGTCTCCCCTCTCCGGAAATGTACGAAAATAGAAAGTGCGAAACGTAGTCGTTTCGTCACCAAAATTCCTTATCCCACCTCGGAAAACTTCCAAGATCACGAAATGGTAAAACCGGGACTCCCCGCGGAGTCCCATATGCCTCTAAATGGCGCTCATTCGGCTCCTAAGAGCCTCAGGGCTAATCCGGGTGGAGAGGGAACGAGTCCGGGCCGAGACTCGTTCAGAGGCCATTTCAGCCATTCCTAATTCGACTTGGCCTTCAAGCCTTCTTCGCAGGCTTTCACGAACTCAGCTTGTCCGGCCGGGAACTCGATCCCCTGGTCCTTGGCCCCGAACGACACGAAAGTGGCACAGGACTCGCCTCCGGTCGTGACCGAACCGTCCGCGAACATGTCTCGGACCTCCTTGAAGGTCCGCTCTTTCCCGTTGGATGGGTCCTTCATGACGATCTGGTCGTCCTGAGACGCCCCACAGGCCGTCGCAACGGCCAAAACTGCCCCGAAAAGGAGGATTCTGCCCTTCATGAGCCCAGAATAGCCAAAAAACCTCCCCCGGAGGGGAGGTTCTTGGGGTGAGGCCGTGGATTGGGTCGAGCTAGGTGAACCAAAGTCCAAACTGCTAGGCCGCAACGGTGACGGCCTCACACAGAGAAGCCTAGGACCGGCCCTGGAGGCCGGTCAAGCGGTTCTACAGGTCCAACTCGCCGGCCTTGATCCGGCTGAGGAGGCCCGACAGGGCCTCGCGGCCGACAGTGAGGTGGGGGGTGTCCGGGTTCTTGCTGTCTCGGATGCCTACAGAGCTGTCCAGCTCGGCCAGCTCGACACACTCTCCACGCGAATCGCTGCGCGAAGACTTCCTCCAGTGGATCACTACAATGCCTCCAGTTTCTCAGTCAGCAGCCGTCGCGACTCAGTCCGGCTCAAGGCGTCGGCTCCGATCATGTCGAACTCAACCCGGTATCGGTCCAGCGCTGCCGGGTCCGTCACCAGCCGACCCCCGGACCGAGCGTCCGTCCAGGCCACGTCCTTGCCGTCCATGGTGAAAATGGTTATGGGGCCGTCCATACCAGGGTACTCACCGTAGGCCAATGGGATGATGCGCAGGACGGTATCGGGCTGCTCCGAGGCATTCAGTAGATGGGAGAGCTGGCGTGCCCAGACGGCCGGACCACCAACCGGCCGAAGCAGCACCGCCTCATCCAGCAGCACCCAGAGCCTCACGCCAGGGCGCTTCAGGACCTCCTGTCGCGCCAGACGCGCCGCCACCGCTGCATCGACATCCGCTCGTCCACCTGCCACAAAGACTGCACGCGCGTACTCCTCGCTTTGGAGCAACCCAGGGATGAGGGTTGCGTGGAACGTCTTGATTGCGGTCGCGTTCTGCTCGTACGTCCGCCTTTCCCGGTTCCAGTCAGGGTGATACGTCGATTGGGCGTAGTCCACCATCTGGGCGAAGCGGCCCCCCGTGTCCCACGCGGTGTCGAGCTTGGCGGCCTGATCTGCGGCGAGGTGCCGCCTCCCCGCCTCGATGTGCGTGATGTTCGACCGGTCAGTGTTCAGCAGGCGTCCGACCTGCGCCGTTGACCAGTTCTGCTTCTCTCGCTCATGTCGGAGCTGGATCGCGATCCAGTCCCACATGTTGGAGCTTGGGTCTAGGTCACGTGCCACAGTTCTCCGGGCCCTCCTCAAAGAAGTGCTGTCAACGCTGTCGGACAGCATCGCACGTGTGTCAAGGCGCTGCCAGACTCACGGACAGCAGGAGGGAGGCCGAAGTGATCGAACTCGACGCGGATCTAGTCAACGTCAAAGCCGCTCGTGATCACGTGGCGAAGATCGCCGAGAGCCAGGGCTGGCCACTCGACGTACACCTGGTAAAGCTAGTCGCCTCCGAGCTGGCGACCAACGCGATTCGGCACGGCGAGACCACTTCGTTCTGGGTAGACGCCTACTTCGAGGACGGCGTCTACGGCATAGAGGTCTGGGACGCCTCCCCTATCCCGCCCGAGAAGCGCGACCCTCAGCAAATCGGCATGTTCGACGAATCCGGCCGGGGTCTCCTGACTGTGGACAAGATCGTCAACTGCTGGGGAACCAAGTACACCGCTCCTAAGGGAAAGATCGTCTTCGTGGAGTGGTGGGCGGCATGAACTCCTCCGGGCGTGCTGTGCACGCCCCTTGGACTGGGGCAAACCCCAGTGCTGGCACGTCCGGAGGCTCCAACCCTTCGCAGGAGAGGTAGGTGGTTTATCGATCGGATCGCAGCGAGATCATTAGCGGCTGGGACCCCGCCGGGACGGCGGGGTCCCTTCGCATGTACGACAGGAGACCCATGCCGAAATACACGCCAACGATCGAGCCCCTGCTGACTCCAGCCGAGGTGGCAGCGTTGTTCCGCGTTGACCCCAAGACGGTGGCGCGGTGGGCGAAGGCGGGAAAGATCAACTCCATCCGGACGGCCGGTGGCCACCGCCGGTACCGCGAGTCCGAGGTGCTCGCCTTCCTCCACGGAGAGCCAGAGACGTCGGAGTAGCGCATGAACCCCCGGAGACATCCGGGGGTTCACCCTCGTTCGGAGGAAAGAAGTAAGCTCTGAGCAGGGCAGAGTCCGTGACACAGTTGGTGTCACAGTCCTGTCACAATCGAGTCCGTCGTCGCTGGTCAAATCTGGACATGTCACACTCTCCGCTCGGGTGTTTTGGCAGGTCAAGGAGGGTATAGGCGTGGAGCGTCTTGTGTGGGTGGATTGC